CGGCGGGCTGTCGGGACTGCGATATTTTTACCGATCAGTATCGAACTCGCGAAGAAGCAATCGCCGCATGGAACACCCGAGCCAAACCCCAGGAGGGTAGTCATGGATAAACGACAGGATTTGGGCGCTTTATCCGGCTCTCGTGAACCGAGCCCGAGTTCCACCGGTCTCGGCCCTTCGGGCTTCGAGCCGGAGCGCTATGGATTGTCGGAGGGCGCGGCGCGGGCACTGCTGAAGCACACGCGCTTGGACGGCCCGCTCGCGGAAGAGTTTCTCGGCACGGATGATGCTGAGGAACTTTGGTTTTGCTCCATGCTGCGTGCGACCAGCGGCGGCAAAAGGCTTTGCGCTCGCATCGCATGGACTAACGGCATCAATGGCCACACGAATTATAGCTACACGCTTACTGAAGTTGGCAGAGCGCTGCGCAACGCGATAGCGATGGAAACCCGAAGGTCGGAGACAGGGAACACTGACTCCGTGGCGAAGCCATGACAGCGCGGTGCGAAGCAATCGCCCAACAAGGGGGCAGATAATGGTAGATGAGCGAGTGACGCTGAAGGAGGTGCACGATGTTTGATCCGACGTGTTTCGTCGTGGACAGTCGCTACGGCTACATCGTGCGCCACGAAGGCTGCGATTACTACCGCCGCTCGGACGTTCCGCTGAAGGTTTGGCTAAACCCGCTTCGCCTCACGATTGGCATCGGCAAAGGTCGCCCTTGCCCCATCGTCATCAACAAGAACGCTTGGATGCACCGCGCGGTTTCCAACTTCCTCTGGCGTCTAAGGGGGAAGTGATGGACGACGACGATCTGATTAGCCTGTTCAAAGCTAACGCATGGGCCGAGGCGAAGGGCGCTCTACGCTCGGTCGCGGATATTGCGGGTCAGGCGCGCGACGGCTCTCGGCACGCGGGGACCTATGAGAAAATCGACGCTGCCGTTGAGGCGTTCATCAAAGACTTCGAGGGTCACGGACTGAATGAATGAGCGGTCAGGTAGGCCAAGGAGATAGCGATTGGTTGAGCCGTGCGCGAACCCATATTGCCCGACAGTGCAGAATTGCCTTGTGTGCGGAAAGAGGAACGGCACCCTCCCCACAGACCAAGACAAGCGGGACTATGATGCGCTGATCGAGAGGTTGCGCGCTGGCGTTCAAGTCATTCATCACGCCACTGGATCGTGCGTACCTGTGGTGGACGATTTAACGGCTTCTCAGGCAATGCGAAAAGCCGCCGAAGCAATATCCACCCTCCTCAAGGAGAGGGATGCGCTGCGAAATCATGTGGACGATTTGCAGCAAGCCGAGTTCGAGTATCGGCTAATGCACGACCGATATGGCGATGGAGCTTCCACGACGGGCCGCGCTTGGGATTTGATGAAACGCGCCGGAGACAAAGCCCGCGCAGCTCTCTCAACCACCAGGGCGATAGACGGCTGAGCTCACATTCCCGGCATCGGCGGGATCGGCACGATCCGGTTCGGATTGGTCCAGCTCGACACATATTTGCCGTTGATGAGGTAGCGCGGCACATCGCCGCCCTTCAAAGCCGTGCCGTCGCCGATCACGCCGCCGGAGCAGTTCAGCAGCTTGTCGATGCAGTTCGCCATGATCGCGGCGAACACGACCGGATCCCAGCGCATCCCGCCGTAATCGACATGGAAGCACCAGCCGGCCTTCAGCGTCGGTGCCATCGGATCGCATGACCAGCGCCAAGTCGAGACGTCATCGGTCGCCAGCACGGTGTAGGCGGCACTGTACTGGAACGCCGGAATGTGGACCGGATGCGCGGCGTCGCAATAGACCAGGCCCGTCGTCGAATTGCGGTGCTCATAATCGACGTGGCTGCGATGGTCGGTGCTGTCCGTGCGCTTCCCGTCCCAACAGTCGGGCGTGACCTGGCGGGCGATCATCTGACCCTTGAGGCCGGCCGCGGATTTCGCCTTGGCGCATTCGAGCGCGCCGCGGAGGTCGAGCTTGTAGTTCACCGGATTGCTGCCGTTTCCGTAGCTGCAGAGGTAGTCGACCGGATGACTGTCGAGGTAGGCAGCCGGATTGTCGGGATGGTTGCCGGCGATGAACTTCAGATCGAACGGGATCGACGCGCAGCCGCCTGGGAACTTCGTCTTGTTCAGGCAGTCGGCCGAGCTCGATGGCTCGCGCTTGTAGTAAAAGCTGTTGTAATCGGACAGGACCGCATTGCCCTTCCCATCCTCGAGCCACGGCGACCAGTATTGCGTCCGGTTGAGCGCGAAGTTCGCCTCGGCCGGATTGTTGTCGTAGGCGGCGATGTTGTTGCAACTCGATCCGCCGCTCGCGCGTCCATTCTCGTAGGTCGAGAAGGCGTCCATCGTGCGCCCGCTGACGGCGTGACCATGAGACGCGCCAGGCTTGCCAGGGAAGACGACGGCATCATCGCGGGTCAGCTGGACCTCATTGCAGATCACTCGGAACGCGCCCTTGGTATCCGGCGCTGCGCTTGGCGGAATGCTCGCTGGACGAAGGCCGAGCGCGATCGGGAAGTCGGTTGTCGGGATCGGCGGCTTGATGCCTGGATCGGGACAGGCCGACGTCTTGAAATGATAGAGATTGTCACTGGCGCATTTCTGAACGGCCGCGATGACGTCGGGCGCGAGGTCGCTGAACGACTGAGATGGAGCTGACTGCGGAACAAGCGCGGAGAGCGCGAGCGCGGACGAGGCAAGGATGTGGGCAAGTTTCATGAAAGCCTCCTTCGAAGCTGTGCCAGAATGATACGGTTGAGGGGTGAGACGCTGTAGGTTCGCGAACGCTGGATGCGCCTCTGCCAGCGTGCTAATTGGTCGGCGATGGACAAGATCCTGAAACTAGTTCCTCTGAAGCGCGAGCCCCTATCGCCACGGGAGGCCGCCGAACTGGACGCTTACGGGTCTATCGGCGGCCAGTTGTGCATCCCCGGCCGAATTGCCGCATTGCTGTGCAGGGAACGGGCCTTCGGACGCGAAAAGCCTAGCCGATGGACGCTACCGCGCTCCTACCTCTAGCCGAATAGCCTCCCGAAGAAGCCGCGCGTCGCGTGCTTGATGGCTTGAGCATCTCGGGCTTCGCAGCGCTCAATTATCTCCATAGCGTCTTTCGTGCGCCCGTTCGCTTGGTCGAGCTTGCCCGTCTGGGCATCACCGAACGCGATCCAGTCGGCCACCGTCTGACCGTCCGGCAATGGAGCGCCGGGAACGCCCTGCTTCCATTCCTGCGGTAAAAGTGACGAGCAGCTGGCCGAGCTCGCGGTGACGACCGGCGGGCCCATGCAGGCACCGAGCAGCAGCGCGGTTGACATATAAGTCAATTTTCTCATTTCCCCGCTCCCTTGCATTTCGGATCGTCGCGGTATGCCTGCCGCTTGCACAGCGCCGCCCGTCCCGCCGCATCGACGCCGGGATTGACCCTGTCGCTGGCGCCCGGAGCGTTGCGAATGTCGTGCTCGTTGGCGCGGGTCAGGGCTTCGGATGCCGCTGAGGCCGCGCCAGAGCGCGCTACAGTAGCGACAGCGTCCTGCGCGCTATTGGACGCCGCTTCGGCCTGGCTGCGCTCCACGCGCGCCTGAGAGGCCTGCGAGCGGCTCTTCTGCCAGAAGTGGAACGCCGCCCAGACGACGAACACCGCCGCGACGGCGGCCACGATGATCGCGATCACTCGCGTCGACAGCCGCTCAAGCATCGCCCAGCACCTTGATCTCGGCGGCGCTCAGCTCGTTGACCATCCTGTCGATGATCTTCTGGACGTCGCCCTTGTTGTGGAAGCCCTCGCCGCCGACCGCGATGATGCGATGGTTCTTCGCCCTCAGCCGCCAGAACCATCGATAGCCGGTGAACGACCAGCGGCGGAAAATCTCGAAAGTCATTTCAGGCCTCCCGTTCGCTCGGTGTGGGAAGGTTGCGCGGACCAAGCGGGCAGACGCTGAACAGCCTCGACGGCGGCTGCTGCCAGCCGTGGTGCATCGGCGCCGCTCCATGAACGATGATCTGCTCCCTTGCGGCGATCCGCTCGTCGGCTCGGTGAAACGCGGCCATGCAGGCGAATAGCAGGCCGAACCAGACGATGGTCAGGGCGATCATTCTCATGGCTTGGATTCCACCGGCACCGGATGATCCGCCTCGTTGACCACGGTCACTGCGGCGGGTTCGCTGGCTTGCTCGTTGGCGATGGTCTGGCGCTCGATCTGGCGAACGGCGCTTTCGGCAACCTTCCGGCCGGTGGTCGTCGCTCCATACTCGCTGGAAATAACGCTTCCACCCCAGCCCAGCACAATGCCGATAGCCAATAGCAGCGGCTCTTTATTGCCCGGAGGGATGTCGACCACGTAGAGTCCCGCCAGCGCACCCAAGCCGCCGATCAAGACCATCAGTCCGATAAGGCCCCGGAACCACCAGCCGTTTTCGTGATGCTCATTCACGCTAAAACTCCTTTGCGCGGCTCAAAACAATGAGCTATTTCATACGTGCGATGGATCAGCGATTTCACAGCAAGATTGACCGGCGAGGGCCCGACGAATGCTGGCCGTGGACGGCTTATCGGGGGCCGACCGGCTACGGGCGTTTCATGTTGTCGACGCGTCGTGGATTGGCGCGCGCCTGCTTAGCCCATCGTCTGGCGCTGGAAGAGGTTGAGCCGATTCCGTTCGAAGGGGCGATTGCGCTTCATCTTTGCGACAATCCGAGCTGCTGCAATCCAGCCCATCTTCGGTGGGGAACGCAGCGCGATAACATCAATGATGCTCGGCTGAAGGGCAGAACTTCGAGCGGAGCCTCCCACAGCGCTATAACGAAGGCGGTGATTCCAAAAGGCGAGGCGCATTGTAACGCTGTGCTGACGGCAGATCAGGTCAGAGCAATTCGCGCCGATAATCGAATGCACAAAGACATCGCCGCTGAGTACGGCATAAGCAAATCGAACGTCAGCGCAATTAAGATCCGACGTAGTTGGGCGCACGTTCCTGATTAGGTCCTCGGTCATGCCCAACCCCCAGCGATGAATGCCGCCTCGAACGCCTGCGCGTGCTTGGCGATGAGCTCAGCCTTGTCGGTGCCATTGATGATGCGGCGCGCCTCGCGGTAGGCGTCGAAGCCGGCGCGGCCCGAAAGTGGCAGATAGTCGGACAGCTTCTTCGCGCAGAACCAGCCGTGCTCCATCCCCGCCACGAGGATTCGCGCGGCAATGTCTGGCTTCAGCGCTAGGTCTGGATCCGCGAGCAGGGCGCCGTTGAGGCCCAGTTCCTCGTCGGCGCGGGCGTAGCCGTAGTGCGGCTGCTTGTCGTCACCCTTCCACGTCAACTGAACGTAGCCGCGACCGTACCAGGGATAATAGCGAAGATGGGTACGCCGCCAGTCTTCGCTCAGCCAGTAGGCCTCGCGCACCGGCTGCATCGTCGCGTTCGTCTCGTGCCAAGCCGTGGCGAGCCCGTAGGAGGCGAAAGCAAGCGGCCAGCGAGCGGTACCGAATGCCTGCAGCAGCGCTCCGAAGCCGTCAACCTGAGCCTGTCCGAGCGCTCCAAAGGCGGCGCGGAGCGACGTATAGAAGGCGGCTGCATCGACGAGGGCTGTTGGGCTGCGCGTCGCGTCCGCGCCCCATTGCAGGATGATCGCGTTGAGGCTGTCGACCTCCTGCTGAGTGAGGCCCGCGCCATCGCCGGTCAGCTCGCGCTTGAGAGCGCGCGCGGCATCGAAGAACGCGGCTGCGCTCATTTGGGCTTCCCTTCTTCGAACGAGCGCGTCGAAATGTGGCGCTGAACGCTCTCGAGCGACATCAGCAAGGTCTTGAGTTCGGGCGCGTCGACGCTCTTCAGGATGAGATTGATGAAGCTGATCTGCTCAGCGACCCTCTGGCGTTTCTCGCCCCAGACTTCCTCCTGCAGAACCTTGATCTTGGCCGCGCACTCTTCCTCGCACGTATGCAGCTCCTCTCGAAGCCGACTGACGTTCTCGCGCAGAGCGGACATCTCTTCGGAGAAGTGATCGCGCTCGTCGGCCTTGTCCCTGTTGGCGATTTCGGCGGCCGTGACCTCGACCTTGCGCGCCTCGATTGAGAGCTTCCGCTGGCCCAGGTGCCACCTGATCAGCATCCCGAAGAAACCCATCACCCCGCCCGCGGTGATCCATTGCGGAATGGTGCCGAGAATGTCCGGCACGGTCACTGGCCTACCCTTCCCGGCATACGCTTACTCCTGATCTGGGACAGCGCGCGGCGGCGCTTCGTGCTTGCTGAAAGCGGTCTACGGAGTGACCGCGACCGTAATCGTCTGGCTCGCGGTCCAGCCGTTCTGCGTGAAGGTGCCAGCAGTCGTCCACGAGCCGCCGCCGACCTTGTCGCCGTCGTCCGACCACTCGATCTTGCCGTTCTTGACTTGGCGAGTGAGCTGCGTTCCGACCGCTGTGGCTTGAAGCATCGCCTCGAGGACCGTCACCGGGCTGGCGAAGACATAGGCGACCCACTGGTTTGTCGTGCCCGATGCGGCCCACCAATCCGAGTTCGTCGCGACCGTGTTGTTGAACGCCTTGTAGCCTTCGTTCCCAGCCCCTGAAATGCTGGAACCGATGATGCGGCCGGTCGTGCTGCCGTTGTTGCTTGTCTGCGCAGTCGTCTGATCGGCACCGCCTGAGGTTGCGCGAAACTCGATCTCGCCGATGCCGACGAACGTGGTTCCTCCGTTGTTGTCGGTGCAGAACAGGCGCCAGAACCGATGGTATCCTGTTGCCGGAGCAGTCTCGGGGTAGGTCCGGACCTGATCGATCAGCCAGCCGTAAGCGGTAAAGCTGGCGGCAGTCGTCCAGGTCGTTCCATCGTCCGACCAGTCCAGCGTGAAGCTCTGCGGGCCTTGGGTGAACTGCCCGCCCGTATGTGGCGCGGTGATGACGAATTCGGCGATCGTCTTCGCGCTGCCAAAGTCGTAGCCGATCCAGGTGTTTGTCGCGCTGCTGCGTTGCCAGCCGCCGGTTCCGTTATCGAATGCGTTGGAAGCGGCGGCGGTGTCAGAGCCCGAGCCGCCCGACATCGCCGTTCCCGATCCGGTGATGTCGGCACCGCCGACCGTCGAATGAAACTCGATCTCCTGAACCTGCGTGCTGGTCGCATCGCCCGAGTTCTGCGAAATGAAGATGCGCCAGTAGCGATGCGTGCCGTAGTTCGTGCCTCCAGCGGCCGCGAGGAAACAGTTTATCGCATCTGCGATCATGGCAGCTGGAACTGCATCTCGACCATCAGGCCCTTGGCGCCAGTGCCCGCGACGTCGATGTCGATGCGCAGCAGATCAGCAGTCGCGACATCATCATGCGCGCCATCGATCACGGCTGGCGTAGCGGCGGTCGAGCTGTCAGTCTCGCTCGCGTCAATCGTGAGTTTGGTCGAAAGCATATCGACGCTGTCGGTGACGTTCGCGATCTGAATAGTCGGAATACCGGAGCTGGAAACAGTGGTCAGGGCAGCCGCGACACTGACGAGGTTCATGCCGTTGAGCGCCGACGGAACGCGATAGTAAGCCTTGCCGTCGCCCGTCGTGATTGCAGAGCCTGCCGGATCGGACACAAGGAGCGTGATGACGGCCTTGCCGAGATTGGAACCGGCGAGAGCATCAGAGTTCAGCGCCTTGGTCGTGTCCGTGCCGGTGTTGATGTCGCTCGCGGTCGCGAACGTGATCGTTGCCGAAGCCCAAACTAGCGCCGTCGTCCCGACCGTGATCGGCGCGTTCGTCGTGCATTGCCATTCCTGGTCGGCAGCCGCCGTGCCCTCGCTGACCTTCACCGTCGCATTAACGAGCTCTGCCGCAGTGTCGGCATCGGTCGCGCGGGTAAGAATGTACGGGTGAGAGCCGTCTCCGACCTGCGTCACGACATAGATGCCGTTATGCGAGCCGGTGGCCTCGTTCGCGACCAAGAGCCGGTTGCCGACAACTAGGGTCACGCCGTCCTGCGCAGCCAAGGCCCCGTTCGCGTTCGCGGTCAGCGTCGCGCCGACGCCGCTGGTGCCGTTCGCGTAAGTGTTCGCGGCAAGAGCCGCGGTGGTCTTTGCCCTGACCGCAGCCTTCCACGGCAGCGCGTTGACGATCGGAGTGACCTGCGGGCTGACGTCGATGTCCGCGACCGTGACCGGACCCAGGACAAGGCGGTCGCCGGGAATGCCGCTGACCACATAGCTGATCGCGGCGTAGTAGGTGGCGCCCGGCGTAATGCTCGTGATGTCGACCTTGGTCGTCGAGGGCGCGTGCGTGCCCTCCATCGTCCATGTAACCGAGTCAGGATCGGACAGCGGATCGCCGACGCCGTCATCCTTCCAATATTCGACGATGATCGCCTCGGCGCTTTCCTCGTCGGGAAGGGCGCCAGTGATCTCGAGCGCGGGAACAACGGCTCCGGCGCTGGTTAGGGTTACTGCCGCGAGCGCCCAATCCCCGCTGTCGGGCGTCGATGTGTCGGGCGGCGGCGGCGTCCGTGCGGGCTGCGACAGGTCGACCGGGAAGTCGGCATCGTCGGCGAACACCGTGCCGTTGATCTCGCGCAGGCTGAGCGTGATCTGCCACTTCTCGTTGATCTGGTAGGCTTCGACCCGAAACGTCTTCGTCGAGCCGCTGAAGTAGCGGTCAGAGGTCCACTGGATCCAGTCGTTCTCTTCCAGCTCGCAGAAGCGCGGACCGAGAGTGACCGTCGCGCGGCCCCACAGCCTGCCCATGCGCCGCGCGATTTCCGCGATGCGGAGCGCCTGCGGCTGATAACGGACCAAGCGAAGCTGGATCTGCTGCTCGCGTGGTTTCCCATCCGCAACGATGTCGGCGTCCACGCGCATCGGCGGCGTCGCGTGGCTGTTCCACTTCTGGTCCGGCTCGACGTAGGTGGCGACGACCGTGTTCAGCCATTCGTCACTGGATTCCGAGAGGAAGTTCTGGTTCCAGCTGACCTTGCTTCCCGCGAGAAGGTCGTCGTCGGTGAAGCTCGCGACCACGCTCTTGGCCTGGCCAGGCTCGATGAGAACCTGCCCCTCGTGGGTGATGATCGCGCCGGCCGTGGCCTTGGCAAACATATCCTCGACGTCGATGAAGTTCTGGTTCGCGTAGATCGGCCCCGCCACACGCCAGCCGCCGTGACGATGAAGCTCGCGGACGGTGTAGACGGATTCGAGAGTTCCGCGGCTCCACAGCGCATCGTTGAACCGATCATAGACCCGCTCGCTGCCGCTCGACGTTCCCGTTGCCCAATCGCTCGGCGTGATCGTCTCGATGAGGCTGAGGTCAGCGGTCGAATAGCGTTCGTTGCCGATCCACACGTCTTCCTGACCGGCCGCGCCCTCGGTGAAGGCCAAAGACGAGGTCGTGGTGACGGGCCCGGCGGTGACGGCATAGGTCGCCTGGTCGATGAGCCGGATCTTGTTGCCCTGCTGCAGGAACCACTTGCCGTTGCCGTTGTCGATCGCCACGGCTTGTCCCGAGGCCCCGGTGGCGACCAGATGCTCCGACGCACCGCTAATGTCGTAGAAGCCGACGCCGTTCACATAGGCCCCGCCCAACGCCTGCCCGCCAACCGCGAACCCGTCCCCGGCCGCATTCCTGATGTATCGGTCGGGATGGAAGCCGATGACCGTCGGGGTAATGGTTCCCCCGGTCAGCTTCAGCATCGTGTTGGCCGGTGTGTCGTAGGTGCCGAACACGCCCTCGGAGAGAAGGAACGTGTGGCCCATCTTGTCGCCGCTGGCCGTTACATCCGTGACTGACCCGCCGGGATGGATCAGCGCGACGCGGTCGAGAGCGTATCCACCGACGTAGAACGAATAATCATCGTTGACCGCGACATGGGTCGTGCCCGAGTTCGGAATGGTTCCGGAGGCCCAGAGGGTCAGCGTCGGCAGATACCACATCTGCCAGACCGTCCCGTTCAAGAGGACCATCATTGACCAGTCGGGCGAAAAGCTCGCGCCCTGTAGCGACGTCGCCGGCGTCAGCAGCCGATACGGAAACGTCGCGGCCTGCAGTTCGTCGCAGAGGTTGGCGGCGGCAAAGATGTTCTCCGGCGGCGATTCCTCTTCCGACAATCCCCTTCCGACAAGCAGCTTGGTCTGGTCGCTCGTATCTCCGTCGGCATAGACGCCGCGCTCGTAATTGTACCAGCAGATAATCGCGTTCTCGGACCACTCCCAGGTCGCCGGATCGTCCCAGCGGTGAGAACCCGACCCTCCCGTAACAGTCGAATCCTTGCGCGGATCGTAGCGCTTGCCGCCCTTGACGACGAAGCCGAAGCGCGGGCGGCCGCCGGGCCACGCCGGATGCTTGGCGTCGGGCTTGTCGGCGAGATAGGCGACGATGACGTCGCATCCCGACTGCCCGATGTCAGCGCTCGTCCAGCCGGGCCCGTTGTCGAGCACGATATCGGGCAGCGGATCGACCGAAGTATTGGCGCGGAAATAGAGCTGGAAATGGTGCGTATCGAATTGAGGATAGTTGCCGTCGCCGGTGTAGAGCACATATTCGTCGTTGACGTAGAAGCCGGTCAGCCCTTCGCACGGCTCGTCGGCCAGACGGATGATGAGGACTTCCCAATCCGTCCCGTAATTGCCGCCGAAGTCGAACCCGTCGACCAATGTCCCGGCGGTGAAGGTCTCGCCGACCAACATGCACCGCGGCTGCTCGCCGAGCTTGATGGTCATTTCCGACGCATCGCGCGCCGGAGTCTTGGGTTGTGTCAGATCGACGACCGCCTGAGCGACAATCGTCATTACGCCCTGTGCCACCAGGAATTGCATCCCCGGCACGGTCAGGCCGATGCCGATCTCGATGGCGCCGACGACGAAGCCGACGACCTTGCTCACTTGGCTGCCTTCTGGTCAGTCGCGGACCATGCGACGGTCATGGCGCTGCGCTTCATCCGCCGGTTGCCTCTCTCACCCGGCCCCACGAGCAGATCCCCTTCGACGATCATCGGGTGGATGCCGAACTGCTCGTCCGGCACTCCGGCGATGTCGCCCCTCTTGGCAAAGGCCGGAGCGATGCGCTCGAAATGGGCATCCAGAGCGGCCTCGAGCGAGCCGTACTTCTTCAGCAGACGAAACCCGCTACGCCGCGAGTTCCAGCGACCGATGCCTGAAGGAACATGCCCGGTCAGCGCCTTCACGGCCTTGAGCACAAAAGCGACGCAGTCGTTCTCGTAACGGCCCCAGTGGTGAGGCGTGTTCTGACGGCTGTCGATGAATGCGATCAGCGCCGCGGCATCGCGCTTCACAGGAAATCGCCACCGCTCGGGGGAGAGATACTGCCGCCGGTCGCTGCCCCAGTCCGTTCGGGTTTCTTCCCGCCCCAGTAGAGCATCTTTTCAGCGGCGTAATCGACGCTCTTGAAATAGCCGTCGTCGGGGTTGATCAGCCTTTGGTCAGGATCGCTCCGAAGCCGCCCGCCGCTTCGTCCGAGGCCCCTAGCTGCACTTTCAACGGCGAAATTGATCGCCGCAGGCCCGCCGACCGTCTCATCGCTGGTGAGCGCATCCCCGCGCCCGCGGTCGAAGATGTGCGCGTCCAGCAGCGTCTTGCAGTCGGACGCGAAGATCAGACGGTAGAGGACGACACTCGAACCCTTGACCTCGTCGGCATCGAGAAGAGCCAAGGCTTCTGGTTCGACGCCCGACAGACTGAGCGTATAGCCTTGCGCAACCCCGCCTATCGCGTTCGACGTCTGTTGAGCAATACCCCGGTCGCCGAGGCCCTTGTAGGTGTTCCCGCCGAAGGTGATCGGCCCGTAACCGCCCCAGACACGGATCGGCGTAGAGCCGTCCTTCGGGCTGATCTGCGCAGCGCCCGTCACAACGGCCTCGCCGGCCTCGATGGCCGCCATTGCCTCAACCGTGAGCGTCTTCATCCGCGGATGTCTTGAACGCCGGTGATCTGCCCGCCGGTGATGGAATAGAGCCGGTCGACGGCCTGCAGGCTCGTCTGGTCGGTGACGAGCGCCATCGTGCAGCCGGGCTCATCGATATGAGCGACCGCCGAGCCGGGCACAGCCGAAGGGACGGGCGGCTCAACCGTTACGGTGATGTCGCCGGAGCCGTTGGCGGTCGCTCCGGTGACCACGCGGACGAAAGCGCGCCATGCGAGGCCCGCAATCGCCGTCTCGGTCGCATTGTAGCGGAAGTCGATGCCGTCGCCCTGACTGAGGATCAGGCCCGCTGCCGAAGCGCCAAGGTGAAGCGTCAGCCTGCTGTCGCCGTCCGAGTTGATCGCTTCCGACCACGACGAGGCGGCGCCGGTGAAGCCGGAGAAGGCTCCGAACCCGTCGGGATATTCGCGCGGATACTGGCGCGCCAAATCGCGGCCGATGAAGCGCCGTGTCGCGCCCCGCTGCCCGGCGACCCATGCTCGCCATTCGTCGGAATTCTCTTGCGGCATCCGCCCTAGCGTCCAGACAGCGCCCCATAGCGGGAACCCGGCCTGAACTCCCGCCACGCGGCCGCTCGCTTCGGGCGCGGAATAATCGATCCGCTGAAGTTCGAATTGCTGCAGCGCGACGTACATCGTCGGCATCTCGACCGGAGCCTTCACTTGCCGAAGGCCTTGCCGAAGCTGCGCTGGTTGAAATCGACGACGCGGTCGAATCCCATGCGCGCGCCAGCCTCGGCCGCCTGCTTCGATTTGGCATCCATTTGCCTCAGCAGGTCTTCCGTGACGACTGCGCCCTTTAGGTCGAACACCTGAAGATTAACCGGCCGCATCCTTTCGGAATAATTGTCGTCCCCGACGCTCATCCGTTCGCGATAGGTCATCGTCGGAATCGGCAGTCCGACCAGCCCGCCCTCGGCAAAGCGGTGGACCTTTGCGTGCGCTCCCTCGAACCGGCCTGAGTTGATCGCGGCTAGGAATGCCGGACCCACGGAGCGGACGGCCTTCGCGTTGATGACGAACTCGCCGTTGGAAAGGCGAGCAGGAATGCTGTCCGATGTGCTGGTTCCCGGCCCGCGAATGAGACCACCATCCGCGCCGAAGAAATCAGATGGCAGACCGAGCGAAGCCGCGTTGCTGCTTTCGATGCCGCCGAAGCTTCCGGCGTTGAAACCGCCCGAAAGCCCTCCCATGATCGACTTGAAGATCGCGAGCTCGGCTTCCTGAAGCGCGATTTTGAGCAGGTCGGCAAGGATGGAAGCGGCAACGTTGTGGAAGACTTCGGCCAGCGACTTCGAATTCATGATCGCTTCGACGAGCTGGTCGTTGAAATCCTGAAGCCCTTTGACGGCCTCGGATTCTAGCGCTTGTCCGACCTCACGCGCGCTGTCCGGGATGCCGTGGAAGAAGTCTTCGAGAGGCCCGCGGGTGCTGTTGATGATAAGCGCGGCTTGCTGCGCCCTAGTAGCCGGCAGTTGGTCGATCTCTTTCTGGATCGCGTCGATTTGCTCTTTTTTGAGACCGTTGCGAATTGCGTCGCGCTTATTGGCCTCTAGCTGAAGTCGCTGTTGCTCGATCTCCGCGTCGAGGATCTGAAGCTGGATGCGCCGGTGATCGGCCTGAGTGGTCGCCAGCTGATCGGCTGTCCGGAGCGCGTTTTCGCGAAACTTGAGTTGCTGAATCGAGAGAGCGACAAGATCATGGTCGTGCTCCGCCAACTCTTTCTCAACCAGGGCCTGATATTCAACCTGCGCCTGAACCTCTGACGCCGCCTTGAGGGTGCGCGCCTTCTGCTCAGCTTCCTGCAGCGCGGCATCGGTGATCTTGTGCTCGGCATGTTCGCGCCGCGCCTTGGCGATTTCTTCATCGATCCCCTTGTCGCGGATCGTCTTTTCAAGCGCGATCAGCTGGACTGAAATCTGAAGGTGCTCTTCAGCGCTCCCGGCGAGCGACTGTTTGGCCTGAAGGATATTCTGGTTGGCCTGAAGAATCTCCTTGTCCATCTGCGCAAGGAGCTCTTCGGAGCGATCCGCAGGCGGCTTGCGTCCCTTCTTCGGCTCAGGCGCGAGGAACTGTGGAAGATTGATACCGGGAGCGACCGATGGCTCCGGTTGAAGGGCTGCGGTTCCGGCCTCGGCGAACAGCTTTCGCTGCCGCGCGAGTTCAGCCTGAGCGGACTTTAGGCCTCCGGCTGAGCGCGTACTGCCGCGGTGGAATGTTATCAGGCCGCCGAGGATCGACGTGTCGCCCGCCTGCGCTTCTCCCCGAAGCCGCGCAACTTCCTTTTCCGCGTTCCGCAACTGCTTCAGGCGGAAGGCGTAATTCATGTTCGCGTCGGCTTGGTTCTCCGCGACCTTCTCGCCGGCGAACGCGCCAAGGCCAGCGCCGAGCGCCGCCCCCACCTGCCCGAACCTGCTTCCTGCTAGCCCGCCGATAATGGCGAGTGCGAGTTGCGGATGGGAACTGAAGAAGTGGAGGATCTGCGTCGTCAGAGTACTTAGCGCCTGGGCGAGGCTCAAGATCGAATTCGCGTTTGCCGTGACGGTCGACGCTATATTCGCTTCGAGGACCGTCTGAAGCGCCTCAAGCTTGTGAGCCGTGACCTCGGCATTCTTGATCTCGTCCTCAGACAGAACGACGCCGAGCCGATGGGCCGCGTCGGCCAAAGCGTTGAGCCGACCTACGCCGCCGGAAAGCAGGCTATCGATTTGCGCGCCGTTCTTGCCGAACAGCGCAACCTCGATCGCGGCCCGTTGCGCGCGGTCGGTGACGTTCTTCAGCCCCTCGGCGATCATTTCGAAGACTTCGCCGGTATTCTTGCCCTTCAGTTCACTGACGCTGATGCCGATGGCGTTGAAGGCCTTGATCTGCTCCTGCGAGCCGACCTCCGCCTTGCCCATCGACACGGTGAGGCGTTGCAGGCTTCCCTCAAGCGCCTCCTGAGAAACACCAACCTGAGAAGCGGCGAACCGATATTCCTGAAGCTGCTTGGTCGTGACGCCGAGCGTGCTGGCCGTCTCTCCGATGGCAGCGGCAAACTCCAGGCTCTTCTTGATCTGCTCGGTAAGGGCGCCGATCGCGAACGCGGCGACCAGCCCCTCGACCGCAACCTTCGCGGACTTGAATGAGCTTTCGATGTCCTTGGAGAGGCCCTTCGCGATCGAACGCGACTTGCGAGCGCCGGCCTCAAACTGGGCGGTGTCGAGTCCGAGAGCGACCCGGAGTGAGCCGATCAGCGAACTAGCCATCGACTTCCGCCTCCGCTTTCGCTGGCTTCAGGTCGAAGGCGCGCTTCACGATGTCGCCGACTGCCGCGGCAACCAGCTTTCCGTGCTTCTTCGAGAACTGGATGCCAGCGATGGTGTCATGGTTCAGATCGGGATGATGCTTGCGCGTCATGAACCACAGGAACTGCGTCATCATGGATGAAGAGGTGATGAGATCGCCGAGCAGGTCGAACATGCCCTTGGGCGCGAACATCTGCTCGAGTTCGTAAATCACAATATAGTCCATCCTGAGCGTGAGCGTGAAATCACGCGCGAGAGGGACCGCCGCTTCGTAGACGAAGGGTTTCAGTTCCATCGGATTTTCAACCTTGTGCAAGACGGGCGGCGCGACGCGATAGCCTCTGCGCGGTAGCGTCGATTTGAACCCACATGAAAAAGCCAATCAGGTTGAGGGACTCGTACTTCTTGGCGTCATAGGCAGGCCGCCCTGACGGTTGGGCGATGTCCTTGAAGGTGCCGAACTCCATGAAGATGCCGTGATGCCTCGGGAGATTCGCGGCTGGCCCGACATAAACAGTAACCCCGCCGGGGGGGCCGACGTCCTTGTCCTTGGAAACAGTCTTTTCGGAGACGACCACGGAGTCCCGAAGGTGAAGGCCTATGTCCGTTGCATCGTAAGGAGCGAGTTCAGCCCAAGTTGCGCGGATCGGCTCGGCAGCATCGATCAACGCTCTGCGAACGATATTCTTCTCGGTCGCAATCTTAGAGATTTCCTCAAGCGCTTCGAGAATGCCGTCGAGCCCATCTACATGGACGGTCAGATGCAGTGGTTGTTGAAAGGCCATGTCGCGGTTATCTTCCCTTGGCGATGGCTCAACGGCTTGCGGCCCTTTCATTCATCTTCGCGCTCGTGGCCGGTTACTTCCTGTATGTCGGCTTGGCGCTCGACACTTCGGTCTCAACCGACGACGGCGGTGCCGTCTCGAACATTCAATTAATGCACGTACAGGCGATGGAGATTGAGCTAGGAATCGGAGCTGCGATCATTGCGTCCATCTTCGCGACAGGCGCCGCAATCGTCAGTTCACGCGGCGGCTGATCTGGACGTCGACACCCTTAGCCTTAAGCGACTGGAAGAAGTGGATGGCGCGGGCGTTTTGCAGCCGCTGAACGTCTTCGGCTTTCGGCTGAGGCTTGCTCGTCAGGAAATCGGAGAGCGACTTTCCTTTGAGCTTCCCGGCATAGCCCTTGAGACCGAAGACGGCCGTGTGCCAGGCCATGACCATCGCAACGTCGACCTCGCGGTTAGCGGCGCGCGCCATGCCCTTCATGCAGACTAGGTAGGACCGCGGCGTCTGCCGCCAGAACCGATCGTCGGTGCCGCCGAGTGCAATCCACTCTTCGAGGAACGTTTCGATGCTCCACTTGGCTCTTGAGCGATTTTCTTCCTTCTCTTCGGACGAAGTGAGGTTGAACGCGTCGGCGATGAGTGCGCACATCGAGAGGCCGATCACGTCCCGATGCGACCCGCAGACCAGTTCCGTCGCTTCCCCGATGGTCGTCTCGGGATAGTGGCGGAGCATCATCCCCCATAGCACCTTCGCGATGAGGCTGATCGGACACGACTTGCCGCCCGTCAGGACGATCTGCACGATCTCGGGCATGTCGCGGACTGCGGCGTGTTCGATCGCGGACAATGCCCGAAAGTCGATGGCGAGCCTTATCCGGTTGGGGCCCGCCTCGACCATCTGCTCATCATGGCCCACACTTACGAGCCGGCGGCTCCGGCGCCCTGCTCGAGCGCGCCGGTCACGCGGAACGTCGCGGTCGCGGTGATCTTCGAGCCGGTGGTCAGGTTGTCGGGCGCGTACTTCTTGACGAAGCCGTGCGTGACGAAATTCCAGTCGGCCGCGCCGGTGCCGGAATTGTCGGGGACGACGATCCGGATGGCGCGGGCATCGCCAGCGTCCTTGGCAGCGGTAAGGAGCAGATCCGTCGCGCTTCCGGGGACATAGTTCATCGTTGCCGTGAACGTGCCGCCGTCGATCAGGCCGGAGATGAATTCCTTCCTGCGGCCGGGCGACTTGAGGTGCGTCGCTTCAACCTCATCGACCTCATCGCTCGGGAAGCCGCATTCGACGACCTCCACAAGTTCGACAAGGTTGGCTTCGGTGGCGTCGGTGGAAACGTGCAGTTCGCCGCCCCACCCGATGCGGGCTTCGGTCATTTCGTGCTCTCCTTGGGATTTACGCTGGTTGGTGCGGGACGATCAGGTCCGCGGACTTCCGGTAGATGATCGTATCGCCCTCGCGTTCACCACCAACGTCACGCGGACCGAGGGCAATGTCCGCGCGCTGGAATGTGTGGCCGTTCGACGTGTTGCCGGGGACGAGAGCCGCGAGCAGCGTCTCCATGCCCGTTTGAACATCGGAATATTTAAAACCCCAAACGTCGATCTGGACGCGGGCGAATTCGAGATCCCAGGCCTTCAGCGATTGCGGCCTTAGCTCGGTAACATCGTTCAGTGTCGCGTAGGGCTTGGCCGTGCCTTGCGGGGCATTGACCCAATAGGTCCTCGCATAGACGGCAACGGCCCGCGCGATGAATGCCGCCTGCCAGTCCATCAAACGAGGCCCGCGACAGTCGCCTGCCCGCTAGCCGAGCCCGACGAGATATTCACGGCAAAGTCCGAAAGCCTGACGCCGGTGAAACGGATCGTCTTCCGGTCGAGCGGCGCGCGCTCGGTGATATCCCATTGCGAGCCGTCGAAATTGATCCGCGCCGTCAGCGGCATCGCCTCCAAGACGGGTGAGCGGACGCACTCGAATGTCGCGGTCTGGGAAGCGGCTTCCTGTGCCGCCTCACGCTTCTCCTGCGCCGTTCCGAACCGCACCCGAGCATTGCGCGTGGCAATCAGCGTCGGGCTATTCCAGTCCTCGACCGTCGCGTTGTAATCGTCGACGGTCGCCGCCGCCTGAATGAAGGCGATGACGCAATCCCTCTGCCCTGCCTGCATGTCAGTAGGCCGAAACCGGCCTTAGTTCTTCAAGCAGCCGATCGAGCGCGAACTGGATGCCTGACGAAATCGTTCCGATGACGAAATTCTCGCGATTGTCGAACCAGTCGCCGATGATCAGCAGCATCGCCCGCTTGCCGATCAGGTAAACCTCGTCGGTCGGGTCGAGCGCACCAGCCGTATAGCCGACGGTGATCGTTCCGCCGGCGATCAGGTCCGGAAAGCTGTCGCTCGGCGCCGGCCCGATGCGTGCCGGGAAACCAAGGTTCGCGATGAAGCCGGTATAGGCGGCGTCATCGTCTGGATCCGCGGTCGTTGAATAGCTGATGCTGTCGATGCTGGTGATCGGCTGGCGCCAGATTTCGAGATAGTCGCCCCAAGCCCTGAACAACTCCGTTCTTGAGCCACTCACGAAAAGATAGCGGGTGACGCGCTCGACGTAGGCACGCGCTGGGGCAAGCAGCGACGTCAGGTAGGCGTCCTGGCTGTCGTCATTGACCATGTTCACCTGCGCCTTGGCTTCGGCGAGGCTCACCGGCTCCGTCACTTAGCGTCCTTCCCGTCGCGGCCCTTTTTCGCCGCCAAGGTCCAGCTGTCGGTTCCCGGCTTTTCCTTCGTCGGCTCGTCGCAATGCCAGAGTGAGCCGCCCCAGGTCACGACGTCGCCGCGTTCGTACTCCGTCCCCTCGTGGTAGACGCCGCGGTAGAGCATCGTCGGCCACTTGAGCGTGGCGATATGCTCGTATTCGCCGCTTTTGAACGAGAATTCTATCGTTCGGTCGTCCTCAAGGACGCGGCAGTCGAAATCCTCGAGCGTGAACCCATCGCGCCCGTCCTTACCCGGCGGGCCTTCGGGCAGCTCGCGCAGTTCGAGCATCCGCAGGCGATCGGCGACGGGCTGGACTGCGCTGATAATGGCTTCGCGGAATACGGGAGCGATACCTTTCATCAGCACTGCCATTTCGCGGTGGTTCATCGCAGCGCTCCACTAGGCCGCCAGAAGGAATTCATTGTCATATTCGATCCAATCGACCTTTGAGCCGCCGTCGGCCTTTTCGACCGCCCTCATCACCGCCTCGCTAGAGACGATGCCGGAGAAGATTGCGCGGTCCGACTTCTCGACCACCTTGAGTTCACCGACAGTCGCCAGCGAGCCGACGAACGAAGCGCCGTCGCGACGTTCACGGGCGTAAATCTTGCCATAATTGACGACGCGGGCGGGTTTCTCCGGCAGGCCTCCGCTCGCCGTCTCGGAGGGCTGCGCAGCGGCACCGCCAGAAACTCCGGTGGCGGTTGACGTGCCCGAGGACGAACCGACCGCCGAGACTGTGGCGGCACCGATGCCCGAGACGGTCGCGCTTCCGTCAGAGAGGCCGACCGCAGTGTCAGTCTCGCCCGCGCCGAGAGCAACGGCGATCGACGTTCCATCGCTCGAGCCGGTGGCGGTCGCGGTCGCGGAACCGACGCCGCCAGAACTCGCCGAGCCGGATGCGCCGCCTTCCGCGAGCGCACCCTCGGAACCGTCGGCGGATGCGGTTGCAGTTCCATCTGCGCTGCCGACGGCTAATGCGTCAGCGGCGCCGATGCCTGAGCAAGATGCGGAGCCGTCGCTCGAACCGATGCTCGTCTCGGGTTCGGCGCCGATCCCCGAAACCGTAGCCGTTCCCGAAGTCGAGCCAGCCGCTAGGGCGGTAGCAGCGCCAACTGCGGCGGTGCCCGTAGTTCCATCGCTCGAACCGGCTGCTGTACCCTGGGCCGCGCCAACGCCAGAGACGGTCGCAGCGCCGTCGCTGGAGCCGACGCCAGTATCAGGCTCGGATCCGACGCCGGAGACAGTCGCAGTGCCAGCGCTCGAACCTACAGCGACCGCTTGCGATGCGCCTACAGCGGTGCCGCCTGTTGTTCCTGTGCTCGATCCGACGCCGGTGTCCTGAGCAGCACCGATTCCCGAAACGGTAGCTGTGCCGTCCGAACTGCCTACGCCAGTCGCGGAAGCCGCGAGAGTAAGCGAACCAAAGCTTTGCGGCGGCGGCGGAAGCCTGAAGTCAGGCCGGAAAACTCCGCAGCCCATTTAAGGATTAACCTTCAGGGTCACGGCCCATGCGCGTTCTAAGCTTGCGCCTGGTATCGATTACTCGTTTCGCTGTCGCTATATCGGGCAGGCCCGCGGCGACGACCTTCTTCCCGAAATGGACCGAGTAAGTGGTGACGCTGATTGGCTTCTCGCGCGGATCGCCTTGCGGCCCCATCGTCTGTTCTTTGACCGGATGGATCGAATAGCCCTCGTAATGCTCCACAGCTCAGCCCTCCTGCCAGACGAGGCCGCCGGAAACGGTGATGCTGTCAGCGGGAGCGGCGACGAGCTCGATCGTCGCTCTTCGCCCGCCCTTGATGATCGGGCGGCATTCGGGCGTCCAGATGCGGCACAGAGGTACGCGGATGTTCCAGCCGAATATCTCATCGACAACGATCGTCCCGGTATTGGCCTGCGTCGTGTCGTTCGTCCTGAGCGTGGCTCCAGAAGCGGCGTCGTCGACGTCCTGCGGGACGATGGTGCCCGAGGACCCACCCGAGCCTGCGTTCGTCTGCCCCTGCCGGATGCGAAGCCGCAACACCTCCTCCTGAGCGTCGCCGAGGTCGGTCGTCTGAAACAAGTCGAGTTGGTGAAGCCTGACGGTCGCGGCAGACGGAGCGACGAGGGCGAAGATGTCCTGAACGGCCGTGATCGCCACCGCATCGAAGACGCAGCTATACATTCGGCTCATCGAGCAATCTCCCACAGCCGCGAAACTCCTTCACGCATACGCAACTCTTACCTGACCAGGAGCGGCAACATCGGGTTCGGCGCCACGAATGGCGACGATGGAACTGCCGCGTTCAGTCTCAGCAGCAGGCTCGCCCAGATCGTGCTGGTGATCGTGATGCTGCTCAGGCTCACGGCACCGGTGCTGTCGCCTGACGGCGTGCCCTCGATCACAAGAAGCCCGCCGCCGCTGTTCGAGGCAGTGAATGAGTTGGTGACCGTCGCATTCGTTGACATCGTGATGTTCGACCAAGTGATGCTGCTCGCGCTGCTCTGCGAACTTGCATCGCGATCATGCGCCATGCAGAGGAGGAAATGGTCTGAGCCATCGCCTGCAAGGCTGGCAATCGTGTTCGTGCTGCCCGTCGTGCTCGCCGGCGTCTGCGTCTTGCCGGTGCTCGCCGTGACCGGCGTCGTCGTGTCGCAGCCCGAGTAGACCGCAACGACGCCGATCTTGTGGTCGATACTGCTCGAGTTGACTACGACGGTCGCGCCTTCGGTCCCGTCGCAGACGCGCTGAAAGATGTTCAGTTGCGTCCCGCCCGCAACGCCTGGACTGCCGACGCTGACGGGCGAGCCAGGCGAGATGCTGTAGCCTGACGGGGTATTGACGTTCTGGGCGGCTGTCTCGACAAAGATCAGTGCAACATCGCCGACGTTCGGCGTGACCGGATATGTTAACGTAATGTCGTTCGCGGCGATCGAACTCGCCGAGGCGCTGACTCCGCGGCGCGTAATGGCCATTTAAGCGGCCTTGCCGCGCGCTTCAGCCTTCACCTGCTCAATCTTCGGTTATGGTGGTGGTCGATGCGATGATCGGCGAAACGCCAGTATTCGAGATGACGATGTTCGGCGTCAGCGTCCCGCTGTAGAGGAGCACGCCAGCGCCAGAGAGCGCCGTGCCGATGCCGAAGTGCGTAGCCGTCTGCGGCAGGTTCGTAGCATCGGTCGGATTCGGAAACGTTTTGTTTGCGGCTGGCGAGACGCTATTCCCGCTCACCGTGAAACCAGCGCCGGAGCGCGCCGCCGCTTGCCTCGCATAGCCGGTATAGTTGCACTCGTTCGTCGTCTGGTCTCCCGCCTCGCCAGGATCGGACGTGTGCAGCGAGAAATAGAGCGAACCCGCGGTCGAGGAGCCCCTCAGGCCCGTCGCGTCGCCGACGTTTGCAAAGTTCGTATTGTTAAAGAGAAGCAGCAAGTAACTGTTCTCAAGGCTGTTCGACTTTGACATTTCAACAATTCCCTTCAGCCGTGAACGATCGTCCCGAAGGCGATCCGCACTTCCATGCCCTTCTTGATTTCGTCAGACGTCAGGATGATCTCTGCGTCAGAAGCGCCAACGGTAAGATCGTCGACGATGACTTTCCCCGAGGCCGTCGTGATCTGCGCGGTGCGCGCCAAGCCCGAATCCCTTGCGCGCGGATCGAGGTTCGCCTTGCCCGCAAGGTTCATCTCGCCGCCGGACACGGTGAAGGCTGGCGTCTGCAGGCGAACGACGCTCAGGAGCGTGCCCATGCCCTGCGTACCGATCTTCACCAGGCCGTCGGCACCGATCGCGTCGACCACAACCTGTAGTCGGCGGTTTTTCACGTCAGGGGCGTAATCCATCAGAGTTCGCGGCGCTCGAATTCCAGAACGCGGCCGCGCTCGTCGTGCTTGGTGACGACGGTCTTCTCGACGCCCCGCTTGGGCAGGTGGTTCTCGATGGTAAGCGTGATCGGCGGCTGTGCCGTCGGCTTGGCTAACGGGGCGGCAACAGGCTCGGGCAATTCGATCAGTCTTCCCTCGCCGAGTTCTTTGCGAAGCATCGCTGAAACGAGGAGATCGTCGTCGTCCGACAATTCCTCGGCGCTCTTGCCGTCGATGCCGTCGCGGCCGTCCTTGCCGAGAATCTCGCCGAAGTCGCGGGTTGTGCCGTCCGAGAGCGTACAAACCAGATGGCCCTCTCGGCTCACAAATCCGTCGATCAGGCCCGCACCGTCCCTGCCGTTGATTCCGTCGGCACCGCGCTCGCCGGTTTCGCCCTTCTCGCCTGGGTCGCCCTTCTCGCCCTTCTCCGGCTCGCGCGCCTCGAGAGCGGCAATCCGCTCCTTAAGCTCGGCATTCTCGGCCTTGAGGGATTCGAATTCGCGATCGACGTAGCCACGGACGAGATCGACGACCTCTTTTCCGAACTGTTCACCGTCGAGCATCAGCGAGCCCCTTGGCTATGGTTGCGAGCGCGAGCGCACGTTGCGCCGCGGCGGCGTTATCGTTAACGGCCTGATCAGGAGTCTGCGCTGGCGTGGTCGCCTTGGCGAAGGGGTCGTCCTTAGCATCGCGCTTGGCGAGAGCCTCCAAGGAATAATCCTGCTGTTGGCGAAGCACGACGTTGCCGCCCGGCGTCGGTCCGTAGCCGATTTTGGCGCGCCCCTCGTCGGGCGTGAAATAGTTCTTTCCCTTGTCGAGCACGTCCATCAGGGTCGCGCTGTCCATCCGGAGCAGGTTATCGACGTCGAACTCGGTCCCGTAGACCTGCCCGTTGATCGCGACGCCCTCGCCGATGCCGAGACCCTCGTCCAAACAGAGCTCGATGTCCTCGATGTGCTTCTGCAGGCACTGGCTGAAATATTCGACGTTGAGCGCCTGGACGTTGTTGTAGCTCGGCAAGGGCCCAACGCCGATCTTGTACGGCGGGACATGGTAGACCGAGCAGATCATCTCGGCGGTGAACTTCAGCTGCTCGATCAGCTGCGCCTCGTCTGCCGTCATGGTCAGAGATTCGAATTTGAGACCGTCGCCGAGGATCGCGATCTTCGCCGCGCCGGCAGCACCCGCGTATTGCGTTTCCCACGTCTCCTTGAGACGCCTGGCGCTTTCCGGGTCGATCTTGCCCGGAGCCGTGAGGATGCCGCCGGGCCTAACGCCATTCGACGCGAGCCGCGCGCTTGAACGCTGGATGTTCGTCCCCTGTGTTGCGGCGAGAGCTGCGGCGTAGAGCGGCGAGATGCCGACAAGCGGGTGAAACAGGCAGTTGAAGCGGTCGTGGATGATCTCGCGCGCCGGAACGACAACCTCTTTACCGATGTCCGCGAGATAGTCGGCGCAGAGCCGGTAGAAGACCTGGCCGTCATCTGAGACGAGCGGCTGAACGCGATCGGGGTTGAGCACGTAGAGAGCAACGACGACGTTGCGGGCGTCGCGGCGCTTCAAGACGTAGGTATTGCCGCGGTCGAGCTTTGAGCCGACCCAATTCTCGAGGAACTGGATCCGGTTCTGGAACTCGTTCGGCTTGCGGAGCACCGGCGAAAAGGCCGGGTTGGTGGTTTCCTGCCACACTTGGCCGTTCTGGGCGACGAGGCGAATGCGGTTCTTCGATACGTCGCTGCCGATGAGCGTCCGGCACGCGAACACGGCGAAATTGCTCAGGCACGTATCGGGCGAAAGCTCTTCGTTGCGCTGCCACGCGCCGCTGAACGGCTCGCGGATGAGCCCCCACCACCCGCCGGGGCTGTAGGGTACCGATAGATCCTTTTTTGCCCGCGTGATCTGGAGGCCGAAGAGGTTCACTATTGGGCCTCTGTGTCGGCCATGCCGTGCTTGCGAACGTATTCAACGACCGCACGTTCGGCGCACGCTAGGCCAGTCTTCGCGGCGTCCAGTGCAAGCTTAGCGTTGAGTTGCCGACGCTCAGCCTCGCTGAAAGCCTGCCGAGCCTCCTTGAACGCTGCATCCTGCTCGCGAAGGCTGTCGATAAGGTCGGCCAGCGTCGGCGGCGTGAAAAACGGGTCAGACACTAAGCCGCCTCCCTCTCCGAAATGCGGTAATTGTTGGTGGTGAACCGGTCGATCTTGATCGGCGCGATGGTCCACGGCTTGATCTTGCCGGGAAAGAACAGGACCCGCGGCGTCGTTTTCTTCGCGACCGCCTTGTAGAGCGGGCCGTACCAGTAAACGCCGTCCTTCTCGTTCCATGTCTTTTCGCGATAGCCGAGGCATAGCGCGAGCCATGCCTGGTCCGACCCGACGAACCGCTGTCCGGCGACGTTGGCCATCTGCTGATTGAACTGCGAATAAACCTTCGGCCGACAACCGGCTGTCAACAGCTGCAATGACCCGTTGTACGGACGCGACGGCTCTGTACCCCGGTACAGCACGAGATCTTCCGGCCGATTCAAGATTGGGGCCAAATCACCGCCAATCACGCAGTCCAAATCAAATGATGCAATGCGATCACCGCCGAATATGGACGCAGCATCCCGCCTATAAAGCGACAGGCGTCTGAAGCAGTTCGGCTTCTGGGGCCCCCAGCGGGGCACAATATCTGCAAAGTCTGTCGGAAGTGGGATGATCTCGATCCTCGGATCAATCCCTTCTGGCATGTCGGTGACGCAAGCTAGGCTATAGCGAAGCGAGCAATTACGCCTCACCATGTCCGCGAACGTGTTGACGTGTTCAGCTTTATACGATGTCCTGCCCTGGGGCTGCCGCCAGAGCCACGTTATGATGCGGATCACTCAACCCAAGCCCAAAGCTTGCGATTGACTACCATCGAGACATGGTTCTGCCGGATGCCGAGCTCGTCGGCTATATCCTGCTGCTTCTTTCCGGCGGCAGAATCTGCTCTAATTTTCCTCACTAGTTCCTCATTCAGTCGAGCGTGAGGCTGGCGCACTCCGCGAGGCGCGTTGTGTTCGCCCAATCGAGTGCGGTCAGCGAAGTTTTCGAACCGCGTTCCCCAAGCCAAATTGCAGAGTCGGTTGTCCGCCGGATCGCCGTTCAAATGACGGCACTCCATCCCTTCCGGCGCGGGGCCGACAAATGCTTCCAGCACTAGCCTGTGAACGTAACGTTGAACCTTAGCCCCAAGAGCAACGAGCATGTGTCCGCGCTGCTGTTTCGACGGTCTTAGCAGCCGCGCTTGATTGCGAACGCGCCCTTGATCCGAAACCTCGTAAAGCCCCTCAAAGCCGGGAACTGCTTTCCAATTCTCCATACGGAATTTGATATCAGTTATGCTGCTAGACGCCAACCGAAAACTGATATAAGTGCGCTCAAATGGCCCGAGAAAAAAAGAGCGCTCGCTTCATCTTTTCCGCCGAGCCGAGCCTGCTTCAGAAAATCGACAAATGGCGAGCCAAGCAAAATGGATTGCCTAGCCGAGCTGAGGCAGTTCGGCGGCTGATCATCAAAGCACTAGGAACGGGAGGCGCAAAGTGACCGATTTACAGCATGTAAAGACGCTCGATGACGTTAAGGCGGACATGAGTTCTCTATATGAACAAGTTAAGCTCGGCAGCATTGAACTTAAGCTGGCGGCAGAACTAGCAAACATCACGGGCAAGCTGCTCAAGGCTGAGCAACTAAAGCTGGCCAGAGAAATCTTTGAATCGGCGAGCCGAGGTTCGCAAGGCAAGCTGATCGGCGATAGTTACAATGCTTAAGCAGTGTCACAAATGCGGTGACGATTTCGAACCTAAGCCCCATCAGATTCGGCGTAGTGATTATCAATGCGCTTCATGCAGAGCGGAAGAGTGCCGCGAGTATCGTAAGCGGCGCAAGGCAACGGCCAATCCCATCCGTCGCATAGAAGATAAGAAAACGAAATCACTCCGAGACAGGAAGAGATATTGGAGTGACCCAGATCGGCACAGAGAAAGGATGAGAAGACATCAGAAGAAGCGCTATATGGACGACTTACAATTTCGTTCCGCATGTCGGGAGAAGGCAGCAGAATGGCGGCGCAACAATCCAGAAAAGGTCCGCTTCCAAAATGTAAAGAAAGACATCTCGGACAATTGGAGCGTGCCTTTGCGATATATTTCAAAAGATGTTGTCGAAGCCAAACTCGCGCAACTTGAAGTCGTCCGCCTATGTCGAAGCGAAACCTAGATTGTGCCCTGGCTTTCGAGATAATCGAACAGCGGCTTGTAGCGGACGAGGAAGTCGGGGCGGTTGGCCTTTAGGTAGCGCCACTTCGGCAGGATTGCCTGAGCCTGCTTAGCCAGCAGCAGTGCAAGAGCGGGGACCGCCATGTCCTGCCAGCCAATATCGCAGAGGAACATCGTTGCGCCGCACTCGAACAGCGCCCGTTTCTCGCGCGGGACGTAGCTAGACCAATAAGTCCAAGCCTCTGTAATTTGCTCTGGCGTCCACCGCTTCAGGCTCAGCGCGCCCTCAGTGACCTCCGCGAGATTCCACTGCGACTTCACCCGGAACACAAGCGTCGTTCCCGGCACGACCGCCTCGACAAATTCGAGATGGTCGCGCAGCCGGTAGAGGCAGGCCGGGATTTCGTAGCTCGGGAAGTGGCAGAAGTCCTGCCATGCCATGATCGCGCCGGGCTGCAGAGCATCGCGGAGCCGCGTCAGCACTGCCGAGATCGCGGGAACCCGCTTCGGAGCGTCGGTAACGAGCAGCGCAATCGGCTCCTTTCCCCACTGCATCTGCTCGATCGCGCCGGCGTGCGGCTCGACGAATTCCATCAGCGGGCCGAGGTTCTGTTCGAACGCCTCAAGGCAAGGGCCGGTCGGAACCTTATCGAGCCCCTCCTTCTCGTAGAAGGCTTTGACCTTCTGGATGTGGCCCGGCTTCGACTTGAAATGGTCGTAGACGTGGGCCTTCGCGCGAACGCCGCTGTCGCGGATGCCAGCCGCGATGTACGCCGTTGAGGCCCCCATCCATGCGCCGAGCTCGACGATTGCGCCCTTGCCCGCTGCTTCCTTCGCCAGTCGGTAATAGCATTCGCGTTCGGCGTCGGTCGTCATCGCCGGGATTTGCGGGACGCCGGTCAGAGCTTGGCGAACTGCTTCCTTAGACTGCTGCGAATTTCCTCGATCTGATGCTCGGCCAGCAGTTCCTTCGTGAGCTTGCCGACCTTCGTGCGAGGCGGTTTTTTCAGGTTCACGAGAATGTCCACGCGCAGACCTTAGCACGTCGATTGATGCCTGCAAATCACTTCCCCTGCGATGCGATCCAGCCCGATGACCTGAGCCATCGCGAGCCGGTGGTTCCCTTGGTTGCCGATGAAGACCTCGCCGTCGCGGCCGATCAGGAACAGCGGCAGCGGGCGGCAGTCCTTGAAGCCGTTGCGGCGCATGTGCTCGAACATGCCGTCCACGCGGCTGTAATATTGGGCGAGCAACGCTTCTAACGTCGGCTCGCCCCGGACTGTTTCGCCGCTTTCGAAGCGTCTGCGGTACGTGTCGGCGAACAGGTCCGTCTCTTCCCAGCGCTTGCCTTCCCGGTACCGCTGGATAATCGCTCTATGCTTCACCGCCTCCGCTAGAGGGTAGCGGCGCTCAATGTCCCAATCGCCGCCGATCTCGCCTCTCAGGTCGTTGTGGGGCGTTATCTTGAACCTAATGAACGCCGGGTCGACCCATTCTACCAAAGGTGCCGCGTTCGACGGCGATATTCCGCCAGTTCGGCGCGCTCCTTCTCGTAGCAGGCACAGCGGCGCTTATTGTGCATAAGCCAGCCGTTGCAGTCGCCGACAGGCTTCTTCGCCGGAATGTTGTCCTCAAGATAATCACCGTAGTCGAACAACATCAGGCACGTCCCCCAACGATGATCTCATCCCCCTCGCGAACTTCCTGCGCAATACGGTAGCCGTGCCGCTCAAGCAGTTCGATCATGCCCTCGGATGCGGCATAGCGGTTCATCTCGCCCAAGGGAGCATCAGGCGTTCCCGCCCGCCAGCGGTCGGCGCGGTTGCGGTTGCCGCAGAGGACGACATTCGGGATATGCTTCGCCGCGATCGCGAAGATGCGGTCTAGGTTGTCGCCGAGGTAGTAGATCGTCCGAACCGCGACCAAGGTCTCGAAACTGTCGCTCAGCAGGTCGATATTCTGCGCGATGCTGCCGTTGACGAACTTGGGCGCCTTGAACTTGCCTTCGCGGGCCAGCCATTCGCCATAAAGCTGTTGCGCGGTCTCGTGCCGCTCCTCGTTCTTTTCGAGCGCCGTCACATCCTTGCCCATGCGGGCCAGCAACAGCGCGAGCACGCCCTCGGCCGAACCGATCTCGAGGATCCGGTGGCCAGGGATATGCGGAATGATGCGGCGGTATTTCTCGGGGACATCGCCTGCCCGTATGGAAGCCTCGTTCTTCCTGAAGGCGAGCGAGCCGGTCACTTCGCCTTCTTGGCCGCCTTCTTGCGTGGCTTCGCCGCGGTGGGCCTCTCGGCTGCGACTGTCTGCGTGCTCATTGCCGGCACGGCAGCGCCTCTCGGCTTCGTCGGTGAAATCTTGCCGAGCGCGGTAAACAGCTTCGCGTCGCGAGCATTGAGCTCGACCTGCTCGCCAGCCCTCAGCATCCGCGTCTGATAGCGGAAGTCGCCGGTGGCATAGAATGTCTTGGTAGCCATGAACTTGCTCCTCGAAAAAGCGGGGCGGACTCGCAGGGTGAGAATCCGCCCCTCCTCAAGCTACGGAAGGAGGTAGAGCTTGAGGCCTTAGGTGTTGGTTGCGCCACCCCATGCCGCGCCGGTCAGATAGACTGCAGCGTTGTTGCGGCGGCGCGCCCAGTTCAGGATGCGCTCGCAGCGGAACGCCACGCTGTTGGTCTGGAACATCGAGACCAGCTGCGAAGCCGTCGGCGTGATCGAGTTCTGGTTCGCATTGGCGTCGGTGGTCATGAGCAGCGAAGCCTCGCGGCTGACGTCGATCATGAACCCGCCTTCGTCGGCGAAGTAGATCTCGGAAGGCTGCAGCGCCACGACGACACCGCTCGGCACGTTCTGCGACGTGATCACGTTGATGCCCTGGATCGAACCGCCGTTCATCGTGATGTTCGGGAATTCCGGCTGGCCGAGAGCGTTGATCGTAAAGGACGCGCCCAGAGCCGTTCCGGTGCGCATGATCAGGACCGGAGCATTCCCTTCCATGTTGTTGTTGACGAACACCTGCAGGAGGTTGCGGATGTCGAGGCGGATATCGTCCGCATCGCCCGTCCCGCTTGCCGCGATCGCAATCGCGCCGTTGGCGACGGAGGCCGGCTTGATATTCGGCGTACCTCCGTTGGTCGGGTCGATGAACGCCACGTCGATCAGCTCGACAAGAGCGTTCCGCAGCTCGTCGCGGACGAGCGTTTCCGCCGACGTTGCGCTCGACATCAACAGCTCCTCGGTGAGGACCGCGATGTTGGCGCACTTCAGCGGTGCGAGGTTGGTCTTGTCGAAGTTGAACGAGGTCAGCGGCTTCGCCAGACCCTCGCCGACCCAGTAACCGGCGCCGCCGCTGGTCGAAATTCCCAGAGCGGTGCGGAACGGGATCTGCCGAAGGCCGGGAATCCGACCGACGATCGTCGCCGGGCGTAGATACTCGGCGAAGTCGGCAAACGCGCCGCCCTCGTTGAGCACCAGGTCAGACGCCCAGGTTCCGGAAATCGTGGAACCGGCAACGACGTTGGCCTTCTCGATGCCTTCCCATTCGAGGCGCTTCTGGCCGCGCTCGTACATGCGCTTGAGCGAACCGGCCGCGTCGCTGTCCTCGCCGTAGCGCGTTTCGGCGATACGGTAGGCTTGGCCCATGTCGCCATTGGCCATGCCGAGGGACTTTACCAGGCGCGCGAACGCGATGCCCGGCTCGAGCTTCGGCTGCTGCTTGACGACGATCTTGCCCTCGCGGCTAGCGTTCCCCTCTTCCGAGGACTTGCCGTTGACCGGATGAGCGTTCTCCGCGGCGGCCTTCTCGACCGTGCGGAGGCGCTTCAGGTGGCCGTCGATCGCTTCGATCTCGGTCTGGAGGCCGTCGAATTCCTCCTGCTGCTCGGCGTCGAGGGTCTCGCCCTTCTCGCCTGCCTCGTCCATGATCGACTTCTGCTGAGCCGCCTTGGTCGAGCGCTGCGCTTCGAACGCAGCAATCTGTTCTGCGTAGTTCATTTTGGGGTTCCTTCTGGCCCCCCGAAGGGGGCGCTGGGACGCGACGTCTCGCGACGTGGCTTCCGCGGGGTTGGCTTACTTCCTCGGCGGATGGATCCGACGAATGACGAAAGGAGCCCGGTCGCGGGCCTGTTCATCCAGCTTGACGACGACGGTTTTCTTGCCAGTCGCGGCATGTTCCGTCGGCTTCGCTGGAATTTCTGGATCTGGAACGCCGGCCGCGTGGCGGGCCTCGGCGTCCAGCGCCTTGATGATGTCGATGTCGCTCGCCCCGTAGAGGCTCTTCACGCCGGAGATCAGTGCGTCAGCGTTTGCCGGAACGACGACGCCCGAGAGTTCGTAGACCTCGGTCCGGTCGTAGCGAATGCCGCCGTTGTCGAGGAACGCCCATTCGAGCGGGCGGAAACCGACGCTCACGGCGCGCACGAGCCCGGTCTTCACCGAATCCCAGGCGAGCTGCAGCCGGTCCTTGAGCGTTTCCGAGCCGACGGTCTGCGGGTGGACGAACTCGGCGGTGAAGTTGATTCCGGCCTTCGTCGGCTTGTCGAAGCGAACCTCGCCGACCGGCAGTTCGTGGTCGTGCATCCACAGGAACGGCAGCGGATTGTCGAACTCGACGCCGAGCGGGTCGATGATATCGCCGACCCGATCGACCGAGGGAGTAGTCGCGGTGCCGGTGATGACCCTGCGGCCGTCATCGACCGCCTTGATTTCGAGCCGCGAATAGGCGCGATTGCGCATCGTTCGCCTCCTCTGCTACGTCGCGCCCGGTGAAGAGCGTGAACGATGTGGTGAAATGGATTTGCGGAATGGGCCTCGTGCTCATCGCACTGTGGCTCATCGCCGAGTTCGTGATGGTCTATCCGCGCTAGATCACGAGGAATTCATAGGCCGGCGCTGCATCGACCTCGGAAGGTGCCACGCCGAAAGCCATTGCCAGAGCGACCATGCCGTCGATCCGGGTCGCCGACTTTGCCTTGTTCAACTTCCTGTTGCCGGCGGGATCAGTCGTCACGACCGCATTGGCAGCGCACATCGCCAGGACCGGATGGTTGCCGTGCCTGAGCTTGCCCGAGAGCAGCGCGGCCTCGGTATCTCGTAACGCCGGCGACATCGACACGAAGCCCTGGCCGAACTCGACGAACAGCTCATCGAGGCGCTCCTCGGTGAAGCCAGCCTTGAGCAGCCATGGCCGCAAGTGCTTCATCGCCCAGCGGTCGAAGGCGCATTTTTGCCAGTTGTGGGTCTGATCGAACTCGTAGAGCTCGCGCGCGACCCATTCGTACTCAACCGCGCGGCCTGGCGTCGTCAGCAGATACCCTTGCGAGTGCCAGAGGTCGTAAGGCGCCCGGTCGGTCCGCGCCCTTTCCCGTAAGCCCTCGCTGGGAAGCCAGAACGTCGGCTTAGTTTCCCAGGCGTCCTCGATCCACGCGATCGGCACATGCGCCGTAAGGTCGGACGTCGATGAAAGGTCGAGACCGGAGAAGACCGCGGCGCCGCCCCAGTCCTTCGAAACCTCGCCGCCGCATGATTGCCAGACCGACCGCGAGATAAACGGCGAATTCATCTCGACGCGCTGGTTCAGGATTAGGTTGCGAAACTCTGGTTCGCGGCTCGGCATACGCCGCGCGTCCTCGGCCATCGCCAGCGTCTCTTCGGCGTTCTGGAAATCGCCAAATGCCGGATTGGCCTGTCTGATCGCCTCTTCCGTGAACGGGTCTGTGTCCCGATCAGCTGTGTAGAGGCTCACCTTCACCCGCGGATCTTCGCCCGACAGCGCGTCGTCTATCAGCTTCGAAAGTAGGTCGCCATCCGACGGCGCCTGCGTCGAGATGATCACCGACAAGGGCTCTTCGTGGGCTCCGACCGCCGTCTCGAGCGCCTCGTATAGTTCCGACCGCGGTCCTTTGACCTGTCCGAGCTCGTCATGGACCATGAACACCGGCGACAACCCATAGGCGGTCGATGCGTCGGCGCTCAGCGCCCGGTAGCGCGTCCCCAGCTCGGGACAGAGCAGTTCCTTAGCCGTATCGCGGATCTGGACCATCGAAAAGAGGTCCGGCGACATCCTTACGCACTTGGCGGCGAGGTTGAACAGCACTGCGGCCTGCTCTCGCGACTGGGCGGCGCTGAACAGCTGCGAATTGGCCCGCGCCTCATATCCGCAAAGGTGGAGCAGGAGCAGGAATGCGGCGAACGCGCTCTTCCCGTTCTTCCGACCGAAGCTGATGATCGCCCGCCTGGTTGGGGTCGAGTAAATCTGGACGATCAGGTCGCGCTGCCACTTGCGCAGCTTCACCGGCTTGCCGACATCGCGCCCTTCGGGGATCCGGCAAGTCAGTTCAATCCATTCGATATTCTGCTCGGCCCTCTTCAGACCGGCCGCTGCCACAGTTTCCTTTCGCTGCTTGCCCGTCGCGCCGCGGTAGCGGCCACGCTCGGCTGGTACCGGCTTTGGTTGGTCAGCCGCAGCTTCGTCGCTATCGTGACGCAAGCCAAAGTCTCCCGCTGGGCCATCTTCATCAGACGATCGACGTCGGCCAGCGAGTCCTCGCTATGCGGCAACGTCGCGGTCCTGATTTCCTTCTCGAGCCACTCGGCCCTGCAGAAGTGCCGGCAATACCTCGTTAACAACCCCTGGATGGCCGCTGTCCGGAATAGGTCCGCCGCCTCACTCGCGACTATCCTATCCCAGACCTCGGTCTCATCGGCAGACAAACTCGGCGGTGCCTTGGGGCGTCCGTCGATGGTCCCGGCAATGACCGAAAGCTGTGCCGCCGACCTGCGGCCGCGCTGCTTCATTTGTCGTACTCCAAAGGGCCGTTTGTATAGATTTAGCAAAAAGCGAGCGCGGCTCGGTTTCCGTCACGCGCCCGTCGAACTTTTCTACGCCCCCCCTACTTGAACAGCAGGATGAGGACGAGCAGCACCGTATTGAGCGCGGTCGCTGCGAGGGAGAACTGGCTGTAGCGCTGGTTGAAGGCGATCAGTTCATCCTTGGCGGTAGGCATCGGTTCGTCTCCTCAATCGGTAGGCCACCCGTCGTTGCCCGTCTTCGGCTTCTTGCGGTACCCGAACTGTTCGGCCGTAACGTCACGGTGGCAGTCATCGCAAAGGTTGCGGGTGTTCGCATCGTCGTCGCTTCCGCCCTTGGCGAGCGGGACAATGTGATCGACGACTGTTGCCGGTCTAACCTTGGCGGGCAGGCACCTTTCGCAAAGGCCGAGGCTGCGTTCGAGCCTGGCCTTGCGCTGCTTGACTGCGGCTCGTCCTCTAAGGCGTTCCGTCATGGCGAAAGTATCCGGCGGATGCGCGAGTGGGGGACAACTCTCACCCGCCGAAACGAGAAGCGCCCGCAAGCTTCCGTTAGCCGCGGGCGCAATAATCCAGATTGACCACAAAAATAGGCACAAGTTGTAAAAGTTGGCAATAGCGAAATCTTCGCCTTAGCGAGGCTTGGCAACCGTGAGGGCGTCAACCACGATCCTAAGAGCTTCGTTATAACGCGCCTTAAGGGTCTGCAGCGTAAAGCCATCGAGCTCTCGCATGGCTCCTTTGACCCGGATCCAGTTGATCTGCCGTCCTGCGTCGCCGCGCTTTGATGTGGCACCGTAGACTAGGATCTTCCGCAACTCCTGGTCGTCGATCAGCAGCAGCCAATCCTGAACCCGGTCCGCGACCGTGATTTCGCGAGCGCTCGGCAGCGAGGGCTTAGGCGCAACCGTGTTCCACTTGCCGCCCGCCGCATCAGCGTAGATCGAGTGAACGTCGCTCCGGTCGTGGATGTAGTCGAGCCCGCACCGTCCGCTGACCAACGGCGCGATCTTGCCGAGTGGCTGGCGGGCGATCGTCCACAACGCTTTGACGATCTGCTCCTCGACCGCGAGCATAGCGATGGCGACGCTCTGCCGTTCGGGCGAACCTTCGTGGCGCCTGACGGTTCGCTCGAGCCGGCGCTGAAGCCTTCTCGCGTCCAGGCGAGCCGACAGGTTGAGCAGCAGAGCGTTGCCTTGGTCGGCCGACAATTCCCTGCCGCCGTGGACGACAATCATACGCGGCTTCTGCCTTCGTTTCGGCCTCACTCGCCTGCTCCTGACTTCCGTTGCCGCCGTTGCCATCAGCATTGCCCTTCCCCGACACGTCTCCACTCAGCTACGGGTGAAGCGGTGCGTTTCTCCAGTCGTACCCCTTTAGGGGGGACTGGAGACGAGCACCCTCCGCTGCTCCAGTTTTCTCCAGTCCGTCTCCAGTCGCGAAAGGTCATAGATGGACCTCGTTTCCGACGACGACGAACTTGCGCGGGCGGCTCTGGTCGTCGGGCTTCTCGACGATATCGAACGCGCCGTTCGCGACCCATTCCTTGAGCACGCTGGAGATACGCTTGCGCGACTTTTCGGGGTCGAGGTCGAGGACTCTGCCGACGGGAATGCCGACCCATTGCGGTGAGCGAGGATCGGCCCGGTAATCGCCCTGGGCCACGGCCTTCTGCGCTGCGATCAGATGGTTCGTCGAGATGCCTTCGAACAGCTCCGGCCAGCTCCACGGACACGCCACCCCGACCTGATCGCCGTTGTCGAGGCTGACATTGTTCATTCGGTACCACACCGCCTTGTCGGGCGGCGCCAGGTTCGCCTTGTCGTTCTGCACCCTGAAGTAGAAGCCGCGCTGGTCCTCGGCGACGCCGGCGAGGCTCGCTTCGTCCTGGCTCATGCGGTTGAAGACGTTGACGCTGCGGGCCGCATCGACGAGCGCTTTCGCGCCGCGGGCGCTGTCGGCATTGGTCTCGCCGCCGTTGCCCTTGCGGACATGGTGCACGAGGTTGATCGAGCAGTTGCACTCGTCGGCGAGCCGTCCCCAGGCCTTCACCACGGCGTCGATCGCGCGGTTGTCGTTCTCGCTGACTTCGTGGGAGGAGACGAACGGGTCGATGATGAGAACGTCGATCTGGCGCTCGAGCAGCTGCGCCTTCAGTTGCTCGTAGACCGGCTGGGCGATGCGCGCGCCGTACTCGGTCTCGGTGGCGATAACGCAGCGCTGGTCGCGACCGGAATCGACGAACAAGCGCCCGTCGACGTCGGTTGGCGCGATGTTGAACCACTTGGCGGTCGCGTGGATCCTGCGCTCCGATTCCTCGGCCGGATCCTCGAGATTGTACAACCATGCCGTAAGCGGACCGCCGTGGATTTCCGAACCATAGAGGTTACGGTTGGAGGCCATTGCGAGCGCTTCGCCGATCTTGACGCTTGATTTGCCGGTCCCGCCGGCCGCGACGTCGACGCTGACGAAGCGCCTGAGAAGGTGCTTGCCGTAGAGCCACAACCGCGGCGGGATCTCGGCCTCGGCCCGCCACACGAAAGGAGTAGCAATGATTGGCGGCGCTTCCTGGACAGGCTCGCCAATAGGCGGCGGTTCGGTCAGGTACGGCGGCGGCTCATCGGACTTGAGCGGAACGACGTTCGTCGACGGCGCAATGTCCGGCGCATACCCCTCGAAAGGGTCGAAGTCGTCATCGCGAAAGCTAGGCACGGGCATCGGCCTCAACTTCCCAGCGGAACTTCGCTTGCCCGAACACAGGTTGCCATTCGCGCCTGCGGTTGGGCCCTTCCCAGGCACCGCCGCGACGCGGCTTGAGATCGCCGATCAGCTTCCAGCCTGCCGCCTTGAGACTGGATCCACTCTCGGTCTGGAGCGTGTAAGTGACCATCCTACGGCCGCCCATTTGCTGCCAGATGCGCCAGCAGCGGCCGTACAGAAACGAGCAGACGTTGCGGGGCGCAGCAGGCCCAGCGCAGAGCCGCGTCACTTCGGCGGTGAACCCGTCCTGAAGCGATCTGGCCAGCGGACGCCCGACAATTGCCACGGCCACCAATTCGCCGTCGTCCTCTGCTCCTATGGCGAAGCGGCCGCCATCGCGCTGAGTGCGCTTGCTATGCCGATGAAACTGCTCAACGAAGTCGTTCGCCTCGCGCAGGGTGATCGGAACGACGTTCATGCTGCCAGCCCCAAACTCAACTGGGCACCACCAGAAACGAGGATCGTCCACTTGTTATGCAAACGTCCGCGAGCTCGACCTCCTGCCCGCTGCCCGCCGAAATGGAAGCCTAGCGCACGCCAGAAGCCGTTGCTTTCGAGGTCGTCAGCACACCATAGCGAAATGGCGATGCAGTTGCGCTCGCGCGCGATGTCAATGAGCCGATTGACCAAAGCCGTAGCTTGAGCTGCTCGGCGAGCATCGACCTGGATGCAGCACTGATAGACCTTGAGAACCGGCCAGCCATTGCCGAACGCCAAATAGCCGCAGGGCTCGCCGTTCTCGTATTGGATGAGGATTTGCCCGCGACGCGCATAGTCCTCAAGCCGCGGCGCAGGGATGAACCCTACCGCCTCGTAATTCTTCTCCATGAGATCGCGGACGTAGCTAAGCGGCACCATCGCGCGCCTCCCCTTCGCCAAGAGGAAGCCGCGGCTGGAACAGCGCATCGAAGCCTGACGCGTTGCAGACGCACATCACGCATAGGCGCCGCATCTCGCGCAAGCTCTCGAGGTCGACGCGGTGGTTCATGGCGTTCTCGCTCGCCACGCGCTCGACCACATCGAGCAGCATCCAGGCTGGTTCGCACGCCCGCGTCTTCGTCGCCATTGCCCGGTCGCGCATCAGCAGCAGGCTCGAGCGCAACATCAGCTCCTCGCCGTCGCACATAGGTCTCAGCCCGCGCACGATCGGCTCATAATCGCTGCGCTTCGGAACGCGGACTGGCAGCTGCTCGGTCATGCGGCCACTTCCGCGAACAATGGCTTACTCAGTTGCTCGTCGGCGGCTTGGTTAATCCACAGCACTTCGGTTCGGTCCCGAGCACCGTCCGCATGGGCCATGCGCTCAACGCGCCGCCAACCCGCGAGTGTGTCGGTATAGAGCGGAGACGGATAGCCGCTCAGCACGACGGCACCGCGAAGCCCCAGGAGGAAACTAAGCAGCTCTTCGTGATCCGCCGCCGTCATTTCATGCTCGTACATGCCCGAGCGATGAGCGGTACCTTTGCCTGCGCGATATTTGAGGTCATAGGGATTCTTCAGAGAGCGCGTTTCCGGCAGGTAGGGCGGGTCCACGTAGTGAAGGGTCTCCGATCCATCATGCGCGGCCATGACCTCGGTCGCGCAGCGATTTTCGATCACAACGCCACGGAAGCGCTCAGCAATGGCTTCCAGGTTAGGAGGCAGGTTCCACCAATCCCGAGCAGGCGTCGTTCCGCTGCGGTTCGAATTGGCCCTGAAGCCTGTCTTCACCCGAGCATTGTGGCCGTTCGACCCGAAACCCATGAACGAGCGGATGATCAGTCGCCTCGCCCGCTCGACGCGGCCGCGAGCATGGCTGTACGCCAGTTCGAATTCGTTGCGCGCGAATGGCGTCACACCGAGTAAGGCTATAAGCCGCTGGGTGAGCGCCTCACTCTGAAGCACTCGGAACAGGTTAACCACATCGCCGTCGAGGTCGTTGTAGACCTCGGCATACGAGCGCTGCTTGCGAATGAGCACCGACGCCGCACCACCGAACGGCTCAACGTAGACGCGATGCGGCGGCAGGTTTTCGATGATCCACGGCGCGAGCAGCCATTTGCCGCCATGCCAGCGAAGAGCAGGACGGTGCGGCTTCACACCAGCCTCCCCTGTCTTGCCTTGGCGAGCATGTCCTCGGCCTTCTGCGGCGTGACGTTGTAGGCCTGCGCGAGGGATGCGCCGGTGAAGCTCGCTAGGCGCTCGGGCGTGCAGCCGGTCAGCAGCATCGTCAGGGCGGCGGCGCTGCGCTTCTTGGAGATGGTGCGGGTACTCACAGAAGCGCCCTTTCGATCAACTCGCGAGCGCTCAGCTCAAGCCGCGGCCGCACCGAATAGAATTTCTCGACCGTGAGCTCGACGACCTGATTGTCATCGGGCCAGACGATGCCGTTCAGCGCGTCGATCACCTTGGCGAAATTGTCGGCATCCGGCTTCGTGATCGGCCGCAGCTGGCCAGCCTCGGCGGCGGGTCCCTTGGCCTTGTGCTTCGCGATTGCCTGCGGCGTCTGCATGAACGCGCGGATGCGAACTGAGGTCGGGCCTTGAAGCTGATCGCGCCCTTCCATAACGCGACCAGCCTCAAGCCGGATTAGGTCCTCGTAGCGCCGGGTTTTCGCGGGCGTAAACGCGCGCGCGTGGCCGTTGATCGTCGACAGCCGCGGCCTGCCCTTTGGTACGGGCGCTCCGAATACCGTGAGAGAGACGGTACCCACTTCAAGCGGCCAGCGCGATCGCTTGCTCGATCGGCGTCATGCCAATGGCGTTCATGTAGGTCTGCAGCAGCGCCTCGGCTTCCTGGCGCGCTTGAGGCTCCATCTTCCGTAGCTTGATGATGCGCTTCACGGTCTTCGTGTCGAAGCCGGTTGCCTTCATCTCCTGAAAGACCTCGCTCTTGTCCTCGTTGAGGCCCTTGATCTCCTCGTCTAGCCGTTCGACCCGTTCGATGAAGAGCCTTAGCCGCTGGCCGGTATCTGTCGCTGGTTTCGTGTCCATCTTTCCCTCTCCTCGTTGTTCGTCCTCGCGTGCGCGTGCAGGTGCACACGCGTGAGGCTCGCCGCTCACCCGACTGAATCCCGGCGAATGAGCTCCAGCGTCAGCCGACGCAGCGAATTGTGCAGCCTGGGGTTCTTGCGCCGCCGCTCCTCGACGGCCTGACAGGCGTAGATGATCGTCGAATGATCGCGCCCGCCGAAGAACTGCCCGATGCGGACGTAGCTGTGCTCGGTGAGGCGCGTCGAAAGCAGGATCGCGACCTGCCGCGGCCATGCGTAACGGCGCCGGTGGAACGAGCCCGACGGCGCGCTCATGGTGGCGAGCGGCACACGGTAGCGCTTGGCGACCGCGCGCTTGATGTCGGCGACGAGCGGTGCTCCCCTTGACATCCTATGTCTCCGCTCGCGTGTGCTTGAGCGCAGCCGCTCGCCGGCGCCGGTATTGCTCGATCGCGAACGATTGGCGGCGCTGCTCGACGAGGCGCTGGAGCTCGCGGCAGGCTTTGCGATGCCTTCGCATGAAGAAGAAGCTGCGGAGGGTCATGCTGCGGCCTCGAACTTGTCGGTTTGGTTGCCCCACACGGTCCAGCCGGGTCGCTTCGTGCGAGCGAACAGTTCGAGATATGGGCCAGCGACCAAACGCTCTATGCGGGACGGAACGCAGTCGGGCTTGCGGCTGTGCTGGCGCGCTTGCTCAATGACTCCCATGCGAACGCCAGCGTCTTTGCGCTTCGGCTTTCCGCGCGTGGCGAGCAAGCAAGGCTCGGAATTGGAGCGTGTCCAGAAGCCGAGCTTCATGTCGGCTGTTTTAGGATCGGGAAATAGGTCGATCGTCGAAACGTCGGCCTTCATCCAGTCGAACGCGCACGTCTTATATGTGAAGCCCCAAGCGGGAATGATGCTCATGCACCGCTCGATCAGCGGCCACGTCACCCAAAGGAAAAGTACGCAATCATCTGCCGCTAGGTCGGCGACTGGCAGACTGGCCAGTTCCTCGATAGAGGCAGTCTGATAGTGATTTTCGGCGGCACGGCATGTGCCAGTGTACGCCTTGCCCTTAGTATCGGCGTAATCGGCCCACGGCTTAAAATGCCACGGCGGATCGGCATAGATCGCGCCGAAATGCCGCTTCGGAAGCTCAGCGAACGGATCGTCGCGAAAGTTGCCTGGCTCGGTTTCGTAGCGGCTCATGCCGCGATCTCCGCAGGCTGTGGCGCGGGCAGGTTCAGCGAGCGCTGACGGGCACGGAACGCCTTCTCGGCCTCGTCCATCAGATGATAAGCGAGCCGATCCTCCAGATCAGGCCAAGCCTTTATGGCGCGGAGCCATGCGGTGACGCCCATCTCGGCCTCGCCCGCGATGTATTGCGCGACCGCTTCGTCGGAACGGCGCATCGTTTCCGCCATTTCGTCGAGCGTCAGCTTGTTGGCGTTCTTCGTCTGCAAGAGAGCCGCGCCGATCGCGCTCAGCGTGTCTCGCTTTGATTCGCCAAGGATTGTTGGTGCGCTCATGAGTTATCCACAGGCTTGGAATGTGTGACAGACGTTCCCTGTGCGTGAGGCCGCTGGGCGTTTGGCGAAGCTCCCCCAGCCTTAGAAATTCGGCCAGCGGCCTTGGCACCATCCGGCACGTGCGGCACATCGCCCCACGCGGCTTCTTCCTCGTCAAGCATCGCTGTGAAGTTGCGCTCGAGCCAGTCGAGGCCGAAGATCGCAGCGGCGACGAAAGCGGCGGCAGCGGCGAACGCAACAAGCTCCCCCTGCATCCGGTTAGCTTCCGTTGAGCGAAAAGTGCGATCCGATCCCAATCATGCCGCGTCCTCGACCGGGTAAATGTCGGGGCGCAGATCGTGTCGGCTGATGCCTGTTTCCGCTTCCGTCTTGAGCACGAACTCTGCCGGCAGCGGCTTGTCGTTCCTAATCCAATAGGAGACGAGCTGTTGTGAAGTGCCGATCGCGTCGGCGAATCTCGACTGATTGTTATCGAAATGCGCCAGCGCTCGCTTCAGGGCTGAATTGCTCATGAGCGGCATCGCTACAACAGTTTTGTACGTCCAACAAGACTTTTGTAGTGAGCCTGCGCAAAAAACTTGCCTAGTCGTTGGCGCGATGGACGTCCCCGAGGCAGCCAAGTGGGTTCGAGCAGAACGCCAACGGCGCGGTTGGTCGACGACGGAGCTAGCTGATCGCGCTCGCGAGTTCGCTGTCAGGGAAGGTCTGCAAATCAAACTGACGCAGCAGTCGATATCGACGTTTGAGCAGGGCGATGCCAAGCGTATTCCGGTTTGGATGCGCCACGTCCGCATGGCGTTCGACAGTGATCACAGCGGTCCGCAGCTCGCGCGCTCGGACGTCGCTAGCGAGGAACTCGTCTACGTTCGCCAAGTGGATATCAGCTACGCAATGGGTGCCGGCGCGGTGGTGGAGGACTATCCAGCTACGGGCCTGATCCCGTTCAATCTCCAATTCCTGCGCTCTGTGGCTCGCGGCCACGTAGAGACGCTATTCGTCGCGCGCGGCCAAGGCGACAGCATGATGCCGACGCTTATCAATGACGACCTCGTACTGATCGACACATCGCAGCAGCTTATCACCGACCAGGACCGCATCTGGGCCGTAAGTATAGGCGGCGCCGGTATGATAAAGCGCATTCGTCGTCTCCCCGGCGACCGATTCGAAATCATCTCCGACAACCCGATCGTTCCGCCGCAGGTCGTCAATTTCGATGATCTGCACGTCGTAGGCCGCGTGGTCTGGGTCGGCCGCCGCGTCTAAAATCGACGCTTCTACAAAATAATTGTTGACAGCTACAAAACACTTGTAGATTACGGAGTGCATGGAACGCACTCCTCATCCCCACGCCGCCAGACCTCCTGCTGACGGCTCCGCGCCGGCGGGCCGCGGTCGCCCCATGCCCGCCACTAACGTCGTGCCGCTCCACCGCGGCATCAGGCCCACCACCATCGAGCGCGCCGGCAAGGTCAGGCCGTCGGTGTTCACGATTCCGCCGCGGCTGTCGCGGTTCGAGCGCATTTGCACCGCCTTGGGCTCGCGTGACGCCTTCCTGATCTACATCGGCTCGTACGTCGGCTGCATGATTACCGTGGCGCTCGCTGCGCTGTGGGCGGGAGTGCTGTCATGACCGTGCACTACGCCATTGTGAACGATTGGGGTCTGTTCGCGGAAACCAATTCGGCGTGCGGCAACAACTTCCGCCGCGCCAAGAAGCTGACCGACGATCCTAGCGAAGTCACCTGCAAGGAATGCCGGAAGCTCTGCGGGTTCGATGCGGTTGAGCAGCCGGTTCGGCTTGCGAGGGCGGCGTGATCGAGATCATCCTCAAGAAGCCGGACGTGCGCCTTCTCCTGAAGGTTCTAGACGGCCCCAGCGTCACCGATCCTAAGGCCGCTGAAATATACGAATATCTGAAGCGGGCGCTCGAGGAATCCGAGCCGCGCGCGCCTTGGCGCCTCGTTGTTCGCACTGCCGAAAGCGGCGCTTACCGGGGCAACGGGATTGCTGCCAGGCTGTACCTAGACTGCGGTCATTGCATCAGAGAGAGCGGCATAGACGCCCGCGAAATTCAGCGCTCCCTCGATGCGGGCGCCGAGATTAGGCGGCGCTGCCGCGAATGCGCTGGCGGTCCTCCGCGGAGGGCGGCTCCATGAAACACGACTGGCAGGACATGCCGCCTACCAATTTCCTTGCGCTTCCCGTTCGGCGATGCCGCAACTGCGGTGCTGAGCAGAGTAAGCAAGTCGCACACCGGTGGATGCGTGTCATTGGCTACCGTTGGCGCCCATTGGTTGGTCGCTGCAAGGGCGCGGAGGCCGCATAGTGGCCAGCCACCATCAGCTTACCCTCGCCCGCCCGAGAACGCTCGCGCATGTCCTGCTCGACCTGCGTGAGGCGCGGCGCGATCTCGACGACGCGCTCGCGGACGATGATCCAGACGCCGAGGACCGCGCAACCGAGGCCGACAATCGCATCGACACGCTGCGCGACGAATTCGAGCGGCAGCTGAAGGTCGCGACGGGGCTTAGCGTCGAGCAGGTGCGCGATGCGTATTCGCAGGCCCTCCTATGACAATGACCCGGTCAGAAATAGGGCGGAAAGGGGCGCTTGCGCTTTGGGCGAAGAAGCGACTGCCTCTCAAGGAGCGGTTTTGGGCAAAGGTGGAAAAGCGCGGCGCAGATGATTGCTGGCCCTGGCTTGGGTACGTCCACCACAAAACCGGATACGGCCAATTCGCTGTCGCCGCCTGCAAGAATAGGGGTGCTCATCGTGTAGCGTGGGAACTCACCAGCGGGCGCCATCTCTCACCGGCTGAGTTCGTCTGCCACCGCTGCGACAATCCGCTGTGCTGCAATCCCAGGCATCTCTTTGTCGGGACGCACACGGACAACATGCGCGACATGTCGGCCAAGGGACGCGGTCGGCGCCAGAACGCCACGCATTGCATCAACGGCCATGCCTACGACGAGGCCAACACCTACAGGCACCGTGGCCACCCGTTTTGTCGTGCGTGCGGAAGAGCCGCGCAGAAGAGGTACCAATATCGCAAGAGGGCCGTCCTATGAACTTCGGCAAGAAGGACAAGCGGTGAACGCGCCCGATCGCAAGTCGGTCGACGACGCGCAGTTCCGCGCCAGCCACGTCGGCGCCTCGGAAGTCGCGGCCCTGTTCGGCTGCTCGCCGCACCTGACACATTTCGAGCTCTGGCATCGGAAGAAGGGCAACATCGCCACGCCGGCGTTCAACGTGCGCCATGATGACGGCTTGCCCGACAATGAGCGCGTGCTCTGGGGAATCCGCCTTGAGAGCGCGATCATCGAAGAGGCCAAAGAGCGCTACGGCTACGTCGATCGCGAGCAGCTGGACCGGCTGAGCAACGGCAAGGGTCTCGGCGGGCATCCTGACCGGCGCGTGATCTGTCCCGAGCGCGGTCCCGGCATCATCGAGATTAAGACGTGCGACTGGCTCGAACGCAAAAAGTGGGGCGACGAGCCTCCAAACCATTATCTCGTTCAGAGCCAGGCATACCAGGGGCTCGATCAGGTCGACTGGGGCGACGTCCTCGTCCTCGTCGGCGGCAACAAGCTTGAGCGCTTCCGCTATACGTTCCGGCCGAAGATCTACGCCGAGATCGAGCGGCGCGTCGAAGCCTTCTGGCAGAGCATCGCGGCAAACGAACCGCCGAAGCCGGATTATTCGCGAGACCTTGAGACCATCACGGAGCTGACGCGCGAGGGAACGGACGCGACGGTCGACCTCACCGCCGACAACCTCGCGCACGAAGCCGCGGCGGCGTTTCTCTTCGCCCAGGAAGCGAGGAAGGGCGCACAGGCGAAGGAGGACGCCGCCAAGGCCGAACTGCTCGACAAGCTCGGAACCGCATCTGTCGGGCTGCTGAACGGCTTCACGGTGCGCGCGATCGCGGTCGCTGCCGTGCCGGACCGTCCCGCTCAGCCCGGCGAGATCATCAAGGGGCGCAAGCCCTACCGCAGGCTTTCAGTGAAGGAGCTTACCTAATGGGCCTCGATGTTTCATGGTATCGCCGCGTCAAGCTGGAACCTGACGCCGAACTGGACGAGGATGGTTCTCCGGTAGATTGGCTTAACCTCGTCCGCGTCGACGAGCCTGTGAGCTTCCCTGAACGATGCGCCGACATTGCGCCAGGCATCTATTCGAGCGCCGACCACGGCAGCTTCAGGGCGGGCAGCTACAGCGGCTACAATCAATGGCGCGAAGAACTGGCTGAACTGGCTGGCTACCCTGCGTTGGTGATCGCTGGCGGCGGCAAAGAGCATTCGCATGGTGCATGGCAAGCTGACAGCGGCCCGTTCTTTGAGCTCATCAACTTCAGCGATTGCGAGGGCGTGATCGGAACGGCGGTGAGCGCCAAGCTCGCCAAAGACTTCGCCGACAACCAGACCAAGGCCGATGAGGTCGGCGGCTATTTCGCAGAGCAATATGCGCGGTGGCGCAACGCCTTCGAGCAAGCCGCTCAGGGCGGTTTCGTGGACTTTCACTAAGGAGCATAAAAACAATGGCCACCCAACTTGCTGAGCGCTCAGCCGATCCTGTAGCAGTTTTCCGTCAGACGCTGACGACGCCCGCATTCCGCGAACAGCTGAAAATGGCGCTCCCCGATCATATTCCTGTCGATCGCTTCATTCGCGTGGCCGTCACCGCCGTTCAGCAGACGCCCGACCTGCTTACCAAGGCTGATCGTCGGTCGCTATTCGGCGCGCTCACCAAGGCGGCGCAGAGCGGTCTTCTGCCCGACGGCGAAGAAGGTGTGATGGTCGTCTATAACGGCAAGGTTCAATGGCAGCCGATGGTGCGCGGCATTCAAAAGAAGGTCCGCAACTCGGGTGAGATCGCCTCGTGGGACGCCGTTGCCGTTTTCGAGAAAGACAAGTTCCAGCGGCTGCTCGGCGACGACATGCGGATCTATCACGAGCCTTACGACGAGGGCGATCCTGGCGAGGTCGTCGGCGCCTACTCGATAGTGACGTTCCGCGACGGGACGAAGAGCAAGGATTACATGCCGCGCTGGCGCATCGAACGCGCACGCCAGCAGAGCCGCGCACCCAACAGCCTCATGTGGACAAAGTTCTACGACGAGGGCGCGGTTAAGACCGTGATGCGCCGACACGCGAAGAGGCTCCCGCAATCCACAGACCTTGAGGTCGTTTTCTCGAATGACGACACAATACGCGATCACGGTCGGCCAGAGCCAGACGCGGAGACGCCGACAGAAATCACGCCCGAGCCTTCGCCGCCGGTCTCGCGCCTCGACGCCCTCGAGCACCACATCCAAGCCGAGCGCGGTCCCGATCCCGACGAGGCCCAGGCCGAGGAAGTAATCGAGGAGCAGGCCGAAGAGCTTGAGGCCGAGATCGAACAGCCCGCCGTCAACGACGAGCATCCCGGCAAGGCGATTGCGGACGCGATCATCGCGGAGATCAATTCGCCCGAGAACAACGCCGTCATGGACATTGCCCGCGTGCTGACGAAGCACGAGCTCGACATCACTGCCTTGGCTGACGAGGACGCCGTGCGCGTTGAGGTCGCCGCCGACAAGAAGCGCAACGCGATCAGGGAAGAGCAGGCGAAGGCGAAGGGCAAACAGGAGCTGGCCGAATGAAGCCGCGCTGCACCGTTTGCGACAGCACGGAGCACCTTCAGGACGGCTACGGCTCGGGCGGCCTGAACGACGTCTGCCTCGCGTGCTTCTATATTTGGTACGACGGCATCGGCCCCTGCGCGCGCCCCGAACATGGCCATCAGGTGCCTCACGTTCACGGCGAGGACATTCGGGAGTTCTGTCTGAAAGCGCGGAAAGAGGGAACATGGCCCTTCGACGGGCACCAGCTTCCGAGGGCAGCATGACCCGCCTCGCGATCGTCGCCGCGCCCGCCGAGCTCAGCCCCGCCGAAGCGCTGGCCGATATCGTGCCGAAGCTCATTGCCGCCGAGGCCGAGGTCGCGCGCCTCACGCGGCTGATGAACGCGGAGCGCAAGAGGCTGGCCCAGGAGAGGCGGGTCGCGTTTGTGAGGGAAGAGCATGTGAGGCGGGAGTTTGGGCGGTGAGTGACACTGGGGGAATCGACAAGAGTTGCTTCGCCACGCTCGGCGTTCGCCTGGACCGCTGGTGCATTTGGTCAAAGCACGGTCGCCGGCCCTGCTATTGGCATCCAACGCAAGAGGGTGCGGAGCGCGAAGCTCGTCGGCTAGCTGGCAAATTCCCGAAGCAGAAGTTCATCGTGCTTCACGCCGTGTCGAAGTTCGGCACGGAGCCAGCAACGAAACCTGAAGCCGACAATGGCTGAGAACGGGCGAGCGGTGAACGGCGACTTCCATGTGATCCGTATGGATAACCTGTTTCATGTCGTCTTTCGGCCGGACAGTGATCCCGAGTGGTTCAGGATCATCGCCACGTTCTACACCTACGAGCGGGCCTATTCCTATTGTGACGTCGAACGCGTGAGCGTGTGGACTTGGACTAATAGCGAGGGCGAAGTCGACGCCGAAAGCTATACAGGCGAAGAGGAAATGAAGGGCCTTCGGATGCCGCCCATCCATCTGGAATTGCCAGAGGGGGGGATGGCTACGCGTAGCGGAGTGGCTGAGCTAGTTCGGGGCGTTTACGATGGCGGCGAGCATGTCGGGCCTCATCCTGACGAGGATTTCAGCGAGCATCCGAACGAAGATGAGGCTCCAAAGGACTTTCACGCGCGGCAAGCCGAGAAAGCGGTAGCGGATACGCCTGAACAGCCAACCTGCATCGATTGCGGAGCGCCGCGATCACCGGGATCGGCCTCACGCTGCCGCAAGTGCTACCAGAACAAGCCGCTGGAAGAGGGCGACCTCACGAAAAACCAAGAGAAGGTGCTGGAATTCTTCTTAGCGAAGGCAAACCCGCTGCGCCTCGTGAGCGCGAATTATCGCCAGATTGCTGATGGTGCCGGGATTGTCAAAGCCAGCGCGAGTGGAGTTGTGGAGTCGCTGGAACGGCGCGGTCTGATAGAAATCGTAGAGCGCGGCAAGCCAGGGCGCGAATGTGTGTTCAGGCTCGTCCCCGATAAGATCATGGAACTTGGAGCGCCCGCATGAAGCCCGAGCGCATCGCCTCGATGCCAGACTGGCCGGCGCGCATGGACGACGACATGGCCGCGCTCTACCTCGGCGTCGGCGTGACCACCTTCCGCGAGAAGGTGAAGGCGAAGACTTATCCACAGCCTGTTCAGGAGGGTGCGCGGCGCCTCTGGAGCCGCCAGCAACTCGACCGCTTCATCGCCGCCCAGTTCGGCTTGCCCGTTGACGCCGCCCTCGGCGAAGGCGCAAGCGGCAACTCGTGGGACGACTTAACGTGACCGGAGTCTGCCAGAAGGGCGGCTCGACCTATCGCCGGTTTAAGATCAAGGGCGCGGACGGCAAGTGGCGCGACCAATATGTGAAGCTTCCTGATCCGTCCGATCCGCGCTTTGCCGAAGAGCTCGCTAGGGTGAACACGAAGCAGCCGGTTCGCCAGCGCGCGGCATACGGGACGATGGCGGGCCTTGTCGCCGAGCTGCGCATCGTGCTTTCGAAGCGCAAAATGGCCGACGCCACGCGGGCCGACTGGAATTACTATCTCGGCCTCATCGAAGAGCAGCACGGACGCCGCCTGGTCGCGCAGCTTGAACGCCACCATTGCTACAAGATCCGCAACGGCATGGCTGAGACGCCGGGCAAGGCGAACGTCTACATGGCGAAGCTGAAGGGGCTGCTCGAGTTCGCCAGCGAGATCGGGTGGATCAGGGACAATCCGGCGAAAGGCATCCCGCTATTCGAGGTCGGCGAACATTCGCCGTGGCCGCGCGAGGTGCTTGCCGAAGCGCTTGCCGCGGCGGGACCGATGGACCGGCTTATCATCATTACGGGCCTCTGCTCGGGCCAGCGCGCGAGCGATGCGATCCGCATCCCGCGCAAGTTCGACGGCGGCATGATTCAGCTTCGCAGCAAGAAGACGGACCAGCCGGCCGCAATCGTGATGCATCCCATGTGGCGCGCGGAGATCGATCGCACGGAAGCCAAGGCGGTGACCGTGCTCTACGATCATTTCGGGCGCCCGTTCACCGATCCCAAGACGATCCAGGCGCGCATTCGCCGACTGATGAAGCGGCTCGGCTATGTCGATGAACGCGGCGCTCCGCTCTACTCCTTCCATGGGCTCAGCAAGAACGCGATCTGCTACCTGACGGAGCTTGGGCTTGACGAAGGAACGATCGGCGCGCTCGTCGGAAAGACGGCCGAGACGGTGCGGCACTATGCCAAGGAAGCGCGGCTGTGGATGCTGGCTGAGCGCGCAGCCGGGACGGTCATCGCGGGCCGGATTGAACGGCTTGTGGGAAAATCGACCGCTTCATGTGGGAAAGCCGACTGATGTTCCACGTGGAAAAGCAAGCGTTTTCAAGGGCTGGTGACCCCAACGGGACTCGAACCCGTGTTTTCGCCGTGAAGCAGATTTTCCCCTTAGATTTCAACGCTCCTTCCCACAAATCAGCCGGGAAGCGTGCCGTGCAAAATCAATGGCTTGCGGACCATGTGGGAAAATTCCGCGCCCAACCACAGGGATGATCGGGGGTCATATGAGTGAACTGCTACCGTGTCCGATGTCGGTGTTCGAATGGCTGCCAGAGCATCGGCTATACGTCGCGTCGGGTCTACAGAATAGGCGGGGAGCGCCAACCGAGTTCGCGGCGGGCTGTC